CGCAGAAGACCAGGATTCAGGCGAGTCCAAGGGCGAGGATGAGGGCGAGGACAAAGACGCAGAGACGGGCAGCGGAGGGGCTTCCGAGGACAGCGGTGGCGAAGGTGACGAGGCAGCCCGTGAAGCAGCCGCCGAAGCTGGCCGCCAAGCGATGCTCAAGGACGCCGACAACGGCGACCTCATGGAGCTGGCCAAGGAGCAAGTGATTGACGCCGCTCGCGCCGACGGCAGCCGCAATCGCCGATACTCCGCACACCCGCAAGCGGCAGCGGCGGATGCACAGATTATCCCGCACACTCGTGCCGACAGCAACCTGGAGTACAACGTCATCAAAGAGAAGGTGGCCGCGCAGATCCGAGGGCTGAAGGGCAAGCTCACCACCGTCATTCGGGCTCGGGCGGCATCCAAGCTCATCGGCGATCAGCGGAGCGGCGAGTTGGACAGCTCCAGGCTCGCTTCTGTGCGCACCGGCAACCGGGCGGTGTTTCAGGTTGAAGAGCAGGGCGAGAAGCTAGACACCGCGATCAGCATCCTCATCGACCTCAGCGGCTCGATGGGCAACGGCGACGGCAACAGCCGATACAGCTACACCACCAAAGCATACCAGGCGAAGCTGATGGCAGTGGCGCTGGGTGAGACTTTCGCCGCGCTGAACATTCCATTTGAGATCATCGGTTTCCACACTCGCACTCGCGACAGTATCCGCTGCGAGCGGGACGGCTACAGCCGCATGGCACCGATGGAATACCACATGTTCAAGGCGTTCAGCGAGTCCTACCGCAAGGTGCGGAGCCGTCTCACGACGATCACGGGCCGCCAAGACAACGTGGACTGTGAAGCGGTGATGATGGTCGCGGAGCGGCTGGCGAAGCGCTCCGAGACACGCAAGATCATGTTCGTGCTCTCTGACGGCCAACCGGCAGGCGGCGGTGTCGCGATAGATACCAACGAGAAGGCACTCAAGGAAGCAATCCAGAAGATCACACGCTCGGGCATCGAGGTGATTGGGATCGGCGCACAGACCAGGACCGTCCAGGACTTCTACAACGAGCGGCACGGCGCCACCCATGTCATCGTGAACGACATTGAGGCATTGGCCGTTGAAGTGTACAAGCTGATGCGGAGCCAGTTGCTCAAGGGCAAGAAGGGAGTGGCAGCGTGACCACCTTCCCAGAGGGCTGGCGCTGCCCTGAAGCGCTCCGGGAGATGTACCCCGACATCGAGCGGAGGGTGTATCCAGCCATCCTCCATAAGAGCCGGGCGTTGCACCGCTCGCTCCCGTCCATCGGCGTGGACGACGCCATCCAGGAGGGACGGTTGGCCCTTCTCGGCGCGCTGTTGCGATACGACTACAACAAGGCGAAGGGCGGCTTGGTGGCCTATGCCAGCCGCGTCCTGACCAATGCCTACCTTGGTCTGGTGTATCACGAGCTGGCGCAGTGTCGGACTCCCTTTGTGATCGTGACCGACGCCGACGGCAACGCCGTGAAGCGTCCACTTCCATTGTTGTCGCTCGATGACATGCTCGCATGGGACGGCGACGGTTGGGGCTATGAGCCGGCAGCGTCGGATGAATCGCCCGAGGTGGTGTGTAGCTGGGCGGAGTTGGACGCGCAAGCGAAGCGGATGAAGCTCCGACTGCTCAACACCTTGACGGGGTTGGACAAGAAGGTATTTACAGCCCGATGCAATCCGTCGGTGGAGCTGCTGAAGATGATCAAGAACAGCGGCGGCGACGCGAGCAAGGAAGTCCCCAGCATCGCCATCGCACGCTACTTAGGGGTCACCAAGAACACAGTTGATTGGAGCTTGCACAAAATCCGTTTGTTGTTCACAAAAATGGCCAAGTATGACTCGGAATTCAGCGAATTGTTTGGCGAGGCAGTAGCAGAAAAGGGGTGGCCGGTGATTCACATCAGCAAGGCCCCTTATCACGATCACGAGTTTGTGGCAGAGGTGATCGAGCGGAGGGGATTGGACCCTCGGCCAATTCCGGGCTACGCGGCGGAGCCGGATCACTTCCAGGCAGCCGGTGAGTGGTCTCGGATGATCGAGCGTTATGAGTGGGGCGTGGTGTTGGTCTTGGGCAAGGGGAAGCTCCGCCGCACATTGGTGCTTGAGGGGAAATTCAACGCGCTGTTAGGTGTGGTCTACGGTGCCGACGGCGCACGCGAAAAGGTGCCTGTAGGTTGGTATGGGGACCTGGTGAAGCGGCTCAAGGAGGGGCAAGAATGAGCGACGATGCCAACAAATACATGCCACCCTGCGTGGGGCAATACGAGCGTGGGGATGAGACCTGTGACGGGGAACCGGAGCACGAAGATCCGGATCAGAGCGAGCCTTGTTTGTGGCGGAACCACTGTGCTGCCTTCCAGATCTATTTGAGGGAAAGCAAGAAGACCACGGACGATTTGGTGGAGATCCAGCTGTGCGAGGTGGACGGAGTGGAGGATCATTACGCCATCGCCAAGCAGGATGCCACCGAGTTCATGAAAGAGCTGGACAAGGTCATCCGGCGTTGGGGCATCCGGGGCGGATTGTCCAAGAGGGATCCGTCCAAGGTAACACCACGCAAACACATGATTCGCAGCGCGAAGGGGCGACGCAAGAACAAGCGGCTGCCACGCGATTGTTCGCAGAGCGCGGCGACGGAAGCGCTGGTGGCGTTGTCGATCCGCAACCGGTTGGACTGTTACAAGATTTTTGAGCACTTCCGAGCGGCGTTGCTGGAGCAGATCCCGTACAAGTATCCCAAGGGCTCCCAAGCGCTCTTGCCGGGACGGCTGTACACATCGGATAGGCGCAAGAAGAGCAAATACATGTCAATCTATGTGAGAACATCGAGCGGGCGGGACCAGCCATTGGCGTTGGTTCTCTTCAAGCCACGGACTGGGCTGGTAGATGTCTTGACACCGCTCCGAGCGACGGAGTGGAAGGGTGTTTCTCAAGCTGAACTCAAACAGCTCCACTTGGCCCCGCATGTCGATGGTTTCTTCACTTCTCGTGCCTCAGATCACGACAAGGACGGAGCGAGGTTTGTGGCGCAGGTTTACGGGCGGATGATCCGTGAGGGTAGACTAAACTGGTTGCCTCCACCAGTATGAGCTTTCCTTGTCCGGGGCTCGGTGGAGGCGTGGGTGGCGCCGCGATGGTGGGTTTTCATGGCTGACTTCCGGCCATCAGCGGCGTCACCCGCCTTTTAATCCAACAATAATTGGGGCAATCAATGAAACCGCGCGTGGTTCTCATCGGCGGTGGTATGTCTGGACTGATCGCGTCGTATGTGTTCAGGCGACTGCAAGCGGAGGTTCTGGTGATAGAGTCGGGCGCCTTGGGCGGGGAATTTCTCGCCGGAGGGCTCAAATACATTCACCACACCATCGGGATGATCAACCTGTTTGATGAATTGGGGGTGGTCTACAGCGACTATGCGATTTCAGGCGGGATCATGCTTCGCGGCGGGGTGCATCCCTATCCCAAATATTTGCACTCGCTTCCGGGCTCCGAGGCAGCCCGGATACGAGCCGATCACTACCGCAAGACGCGACGCACAGAAGCGGACGCGGAGTCCGCAGCGACGGCGATGAATGATCCGGCGGCAGCCAAGCCCCGCAAGGCCATCCGGGCTCACTTCCCAGAGGTGATCACGAAATTGGCCGGTGGGCTCATGGTGATGAAGACGGCGGTGACGGGGATCCGGGGTGGTGCGTTGCAGACCGCATCAGGGGTGTCAGTGCCCTATGACTACTGCGTGGTCACAATTCCGTTGTGGGCGGTGCGTCGGATGGCTGACTTCTATGTGCCGGAGGGCGTTGCGATGAAGCTGAACGTCATCCAGGTCCATCCCCTGCGGGACCGATACGTCCAATGGGACTATGTGTACACACCGTACACCCCTGCCGACGCCGTTCACCGTTTCTCGCCGTCGGGCTCCGGCTACTCCGTGGAGATCAACGGCCAGTTGGATGTCCCGAGGATGCACTCTGACCTCAATTTCATCTTTCAGGATGGGTGGGCCATAGATCAAGTGACGGAGGGGTTGAAGGGGCATCTGCTGCCGTTGGAAGTGGAGCCCGAGTGGCCAAATAACATAGCACCGCTGGGCCGATTTGCGACATGGAATTCACGCTCCACCATGGATGTGGTGTTGGAGGATGCGATTGACCTGGCTGAGAGATGGTTCGATGTCCGACCGATGGGATGAGATGTTCAAGCGCCAAGCGCGACAGCAAGAGACGTTCAACCTGGACCCATCGGCGATGTCGCCGATGGACCGGGCTCGGGTGTCCAAGGACTTGGCCTTGGGGATGTTTGAAGAAGCAGCGGAGCTGATGCGGGTCGCCACGCACTTCAAGGCGCATGTGCTCCGGAGCAGACCCGTGGAGCAGGTCAATTTGGCTGATGAAGCCGCCGATGTGCTCAAGTATCTGATTGCAATCGCGCAGCTGTACGGGGTGGACTCCGACGGGCTGTATGACTCGTTCATGCGGAAGTCGGCGGTGGTCGATGATCGAGCCCGAGGGGAGCGTTTGGCGCTGGAGACTTCCACCCGCTTGGTTGTCATCGACGTGGACAACTGCCTGGCCGATTTGAGCGAGTGGCAAGACAAACTCAACAGTGCCCAGGGCGGAGCCCCAATGAACGATCGGACCATCGCTCTGCTTGAATCGCTCAAGGAGGATTTCTACAGGGGTGGCCAATTCCGGGAGCTGCCGCCCATAAGAGGGGCTTCTGAAGCAACGCAAGCCATCCGGGACCTCGGGTTCAAGATCGTGTTGATGACAGCACGGCCATATGCGCAATACAAGAACCTGTATGCCGATACGATGTTTTGGCTCAGAGAACACGGGATGGCCTATGACTTGATTTTATTCGGGAAAGACAAGGCAGAATTGATCTATGAGCACATCTTTCCAGCGCGCCCAACCTTCTTTGTGGAGGACCGGGTGAAGCATTGTCTGGAAGTCGCGTCCATAGGTGTGCCTGTTCTGTTATTGGATTGGCCATACAACAGGGAATTGAAGGATACGCGGCTGATTCAACGGGTGTCTGATTGGCCTGCTATTGTCAAACGCGCCGCCGAAGCCATCGAAGGGAACCGGGATGAACATCACCGAGATTGATCTGGGCGGCCAACGCATGTATGTGTGCGATTCATCGAGCGATGAAGAGCGGGCGCTGATCGGCAAGGACGCTCCGCACTCGCACTACGCCATCCGCCGGCATGAGATTCACGCGGAGCTAGCCGCATTCCAAAAGGTGGCCGAGAAGGTGGGCAAGGTGGGGCGCGTGGTGGAACTGTTTGGCGGCTCCGGCTGGCACGCTTCCATCATCCAGCAGCTGTGCAAACCAAGGGCGCACCTGGCATTGGACATCGAGAAGGATTGCGTGATGTCCATCAAGCGATCGCTTCCGGACGTGAACGCCAGGGTCACAGACTCTTATGCTTTCATCGGTGAACAACCCAAACGGTATTGGGATTGGGTGCACGCCGATTTCAATCAGCTCACATTCAACCGATTTCTGACCGAGAAGCGCTACATGGACGCGGTTGACGCCATCTTCAAGGCGTCCAAGAAGTGGGTGACGATCACCGACAGCGCCATTTTCGGATTGTCCCGATTCCCCAAGAACCGGGCGTCATACCACAAGTCCATCGGGATGCACCCTGATCACTGGCCTGACTACTTTCGGGTGGTGGCTCGGAAATACAAGGAGCGATACGACTTTGGCACACTTATGGTGGTGACGTGGCATCGGATGTCATCGATGTTCTTGCTTCAGCGGGGGGCTCCGCAAGGGGCGTTGGAGATTGAAGAAGTGCAGGACAAGGTGCCTGTTAAAGTGGTGAGAGAATTCAAGGAGATTGTGCGATGAATGAACCGGAAGTGACCCTGCTGACCTGGACTCGGGACCCTTTGGAGCTGGTGTACAGCGTGTGGGAGGCCAGCAAGACTGAGGAGCCGCTTCGGACTCCGGCGGAGATCAAGCGGGACGTGGCCCCTGAAGAGATTGAAAAGCTCTTCAGGGCGGTGATAGCCCAGCGCATCCCGATCGGCGAGCACGTGGACCTCGTGTTCATGCTGGAGGGTGTCTCTGTATCTTGGCGGGAGCAGGCGGTGCGCCATCGGATCGGCACGCTCCCTTCGCCGGAGCGAGTGGGCGCCGACATAGTGATGGATGAGATACCTGATTTGGCCAAGAGTTCATGGTGGTCTCAGTCGATGCGCATCCAGGACATGGGGAGCTTTGCCACCAATGAGGCATACCGGCTGCCCTTGACAATTCAGCAACATCCGGATAGCACGCTCATTGACTTGTACAGGGCGACAATGGAGCGGATTCAGGCGGGATACAACGCGCTGGTGGCGGCAGGGATACCGATGGAGGATGCTCGGGAGCTGATACCGTTGGGGGCGCAACACCGGATCAGCTGGAAGCTGAACATCTCAGCGCTGCAGCACATCGTGGGCAAGCGGGGATGTTGGATTTTGCAGCTTGGAATTTGGGGGCCCATCATCGAGGGGATGATCAACGAGTGCGCCGAGAAGATTCACCCCATATTCCGGGAGATGGTCTCACCGCCGTGCATGTCGGGAGATGACTTCATGGGATGCGTGTACAAAGAAGAATGCCGCCGCCGGTTGACCGGGGACGACAAGCTGCCACCGTGTCCGCTCCATCTCAACCGCGAATGGACGACGGAGCCCTTGCCCTTGGCATTGGGCAACGTGGACGTGCCGATGAAGGCGGAGATGATGGAGCGTGCGACGCAATATGAACGCTTCTGGGGCAGGGATCCTTGGACAGGCACCAGAAAGGATGGCCGATGAACCAGAATGAGGACACGACGGTCAACACCGAGAAGTACAACGGCCGTCTGATGAACAACGTGGTACGGCTGCCGATAACGGTTGAATCGGCAGCCGGAAGTGCCGTCAAGGATGTTGAGAAGCAACAACGCCTTTTGGATTTCTGGGGGGATGAGGGTGTCTGCGCGCTGGGCTACAACACGCCGGAGGTTCTTCAGGCGGTGTTCAAATTCTTTGGCACCGGGGCTCCGCACCAGCTCCCTGACATCTATCCCAATCCAACGCGCTGGGAAGCGGCGGAGCTGATTTGCCAGCGCACGGAGATGGACAGGATCTTCTTTTCCAACAGCGGGACTGAAGCCAACGAGGCAGCCATCAAGATTGCGCGCAAGTATTGGTGGGACCGGGGGCATGAAGAGCGGCGCCGCATCTTGACGATGGAAGGCAACTTCCATGGGCGCACCGGTCTGAGTCTCGCCGCCGGGGACTTCCGAGTCAGTCCATATCACCGCCACGGGTTTGGGCCCATCGCTGCTGGCTTCGGAGTCCTGGACCCTAGATGGCGTGAAGATGAGTTGGTGCTCCAACAGGTGGTTACAGACGGCGCCGAGCACGAGCCCAAGGCGCCAGATTGGGACACAGTCGCCGCCGTCATTCTCGCACCCGTCTTGGGCAACAACACTGTGCACACATATCCGCCTGCATTCTGGCAAGAGTTGGCCAGGATACGCAAGCAGCACAGTTTCCTGCTCATCTATGACGATGTGCAAGCGGGCTCGGGACGCGCGGGCTATCACGCCACGTGGCAGCACCCGAAGATCAGAGTCAAGCCCGACATCATGACGCTGGCCAAGGGCTTGGCCATGGGTTTCCCGATGAGCTGTATGCTGGCGTCGGAGGATGTCGCCAAGGCGTTCACTCCAGGAGTCCACTTCAACACCTTCGGGGGCTCGCCCTTTGTCTGTCACATGGCAGCGGAGATGTTCAGATGGTTGGATGCCAATTTGCCGATGGTGCGTAAACGGGGGGAGATGATCCGGACGGTGTTGGGTGGCTATGATTGGGTGGCCAGCGTCGATGGTTTCGGGATGCTCAACGCCTTCACGCCCGACTTTCACACCTATGGATATGACGGTTTTCAGTTCATCCATCGGGCGCGGGAAGTCGGATTGTTGTTTGCCACGCATCGGCAATTCGGGCCTATCCGATTCACACCGCCGCTGACCATCCCGGAGAATGATCTGGCTTGGGCATTGGCAGCGGTGGATGCTGTTCACAAGGGGTTGGCTCTGTGATCATCATATTGGAGGGGCTCAACGGGACTGGCAAGTCATCTTGTGCCCAGGAGCTGTCGCAGTGGCTTGAATGGCCGGTGTATCGGCCGTTCAGGCGGGGCAACTCCGATCTGCATTGGGGGCACGAGGGCGACGCGGAGCGAGTGCTCAGGGATGACTTCCGGATACCTCTGAACTGCCACATCGAGGATCTTTTCACGGCAGACCTGCTAGGCACCCTCCGAGCAAACGTCATATTGGACCGCTCGCTGCCCTCCGCTGTCGCCTATGGTGTGCTTCACAACCATCTGGATGGTTACTACAAGGACCTGTCTGCGAGCCGCAAATTGGTGGGATTCTGGCAGGAGCTGATGACACAGCAGGGCGGCGATGTGCTGTACGTTTGGATGACCGCCGCCTATGACGTTTGTAAGCGGCGCTGCGAGGGGAGGTGGTTCCCATCGCAGGCCGATTGGAGAACACTGGACCGGCTGTTCACGCTGATGTTCGAGCGCTCCATCACGGTTCCAAAGTGCCATATCACAACCACCAACGTGGTCAAAGGCGACGCGGCGCGCGCAGTCCTATCAAGGTTGGGCGAATAAACGTCCGAGTGGTTTGGTAGGATATACACGCCGCCGATTGGAGGGATCGGGTGTCAAAGGCTGAAGACTTTGTCCACTTGCACGTACACGCGGATATGAGCCAATTGGACGGTTGCGGCAAGGTCGCCGACTATGTCAAGGCGACCAAGGAGCGCGGAGCGCCAGCCATCGCGATCACCGACCACGGCACGATGCGCGGATATTACCAGCAGCTGTTGGAGTGCCAGGAGCACGGCGTCAAGCCCATATACGGGATTGAATTCTATGTCGCGATGGACATGCATCGCAAGGGGATCACGCCTGAAGAGCGGGCGGAGATCACCCAGGGGATGAATCGCGCCGACGCCAAGAACGCCGTCAAGGGGTATGAGGAGCACTGGGGGATCCGGGACCGGTGGCACATCACCGTCTGGGCCAAGAACGCCGAAGGGCTCCGCAACTTGTATCGGCTGTCCACGATGGGCTGGACAGAGGGATTCTACTACAAGCCGCGCATCGACCTCAAGGCGCTGATGGAACACGGCGACGGATTGGCGGTTGCCACCGGTTGCTTGTCATCGCCGATCAACGACCGGGTTGCGACGGGCAAGAAGCGGATGGCATTGGCCGACGCCGAGAAGCTGCGGGAGCGCTTCGGTGAAGACCTCTGGCTGGAGGTGCAACCGCACGCCATCGACGATCAACGGTTGGCCAACCAATTCGCATTGGATCTCCGGGAGCGTTGGGGCAAGCACGCACGCCTGTTGGCGACGCAAGACGCCCACTATGTCGACCAGAAGGATGCCGACGCCCACGAGGTGATGCTCTGTATCGGGACCGGGGACAGGATGTCCAACCCAGACAGGTTCCGCTTCGGCAACAATGAGTTTCACCTCCGGACTCGGGCGGAGATGAAGACAGCCTTCCAAGATAACCATGAATTCATGTCTGACAAGGTCATCAAGGAGGCATTGGACAACACTCTGCTGTTCAATAGCATGATCGAGCCGAAGATCATCAACATCGACCGCTTCGCGTGCTTGATGCCGGCGCTTCGGCTCCCGAGTGAATATGGCGGATATGACGCCACAGATGCACAGCAGTATCAGTACCTGAAAGAGCTGTGCATCGGAGGTTGGAGCTGGCGGGATATCCCGAGCCGGGCAGCCGCCTATGCCCGCCGGATGAAGATGCCGCCGGCCCAAGCCGTCGCCATCTACCGGGACCGTCTGAAGATGGAATTGGGGGCGCTCAAGCGGCAGAGGTTCATCGGTTACTTCCTGCTGGTCCGAGACTTGTATGATTGGGTGCGACGCCAGAACATCGCCTGCGGGCCAGGGCGGGGCTCCGCCGCCGGTTCAATCGTCTCATTCCTGCTGGGCATCACCTCCGTGGACCCCATCGAGCACGGGTTGATCTTTGAGCGGTTCATCTCACCCAGTCGTATCGACATGCCCGACATCGACATGGACTTTGAGGATGTGCGTCGCCAGGAGATCATCGACCACTTGCGTGAGAAGTATGGCGCCGACAAGGTGTGTCAGATCGCGACAGTGGGTAAACTGTCAGGGAAGCAGTGCCTGAAGGATGTGTCCCGAGTCCTGGACGTGCCCTATGCCGAGGTGAACGCGGTCACCGCTTCGATCATCGAGCGGAGCAGCGGCGATGAGCGGGCCAGCCAGACCATTGAGGACAGCTTCGCTGAATTCAAGGTGTGTCAGGAATTCAACGCGAAGTATCCAGACGTGCTCCGTCACGCCAAGCGGCTGGAGGGGATGGCCAAGACCCTCGGCATACACGCCGCCGGGGTGATTACATCACCGGTGCCGCTCACGGATCTGGTTCCATTGGAGATCCGGAAGCACGAGGGCAAGGATGTCGTGGTCAGCGCCATCGACATGTATGGCGTGGCGGCGATGGGGCTGCTTAAACTCGATGTGCTCGGGCTCCGGACTCTGACCGTGTTGAACGACTGCGTGAAGGCGATCAAGGAGCGGCACGGGGTGGACATCGACTTGGAGAAGTTGGACCTCAACGAGCCTGATGTGCTCCAGGGGTTCACAGACCATGACTATGTGGGGATCTTCCAATACGATTCCCCGGGCGCCGACAAGATTTGCTCAGGCGTTGAGTTCAACAACTTTGAAGACATCGCTGCGATGACAGCGCTGAATCGACCGGGCACCGCACGCTCGGGCTTGGCCACCCAGTACGTGGCGCGCAAAAAGGACCCGAAGCTGATCAAGAAGTCAGCCTTTGGCCACCCGTTGGTAGATGAGATCACCAAGGACACCCTCGGGATCATCGTGTACCAGGAGCATGTGCTGAAGATTTTCACACAGGTCGCCGGGTTCCCTCCGGCCACCGCTGACTCACTCAGGAAAAAGATCGCAAAGAAGTGGGGCGACGAGACTATTGGCAAGGAGCGTCAAAATTTCATCGAGGGCGCGAAGGCAACTTGCGGTATGGACGCCAAGACCGCTGGGCGGGTGATGGACGCGATAACTTTTTTTGGTTGTTTGCCCTCTTGTTCTTGCGTTGTCGTTTCGTTAGAAGCTAAACGAAACGACAACGGGAGTCAAGAGGATGCCGAAAGCCAAGCCAATAGGGAGCCGCCGACGCGACGGCAAATACATGGATGTGAAGACAAAGAGGGGATGGGTGAGAGAGCATCGATGGCTCATGGAGCAGAAGATAGGCCGGCGGTTGACAAATCGGGAGCAAGTGATCCACAAGGACGGCGATCCGATGAACAACGACATCGACAATTTAGAGTTGACAACGGAGCGCGGCGCGCCAACTTGCAAGAAGAAAATTGGCGACAAGGGGAAGCAGAATGGTTACTTGACGATCAAGACGGAGAATGGCTGGGAGCTGGAGCACAGAGTGGCCATGGAAAAGATGATTGGTCGGAAGCTGTTGTCCAGAGAGATGGTGCATCATATCGACGGCGACACGACGAACAACACTCTGGACAATCTGGAGATAACAGCACGAGGGCCGCACACATCCTATCATCTGAAGGGCTCAAAACGGCAAGAGCCGATATGCATTTATTTGGGGTGCGGCAGAGTCACATACAGCAAGAACATGTGTTCGATGCATTATTCTCGGAGTTACAGGCTGAAACGAAAGCAATCAGCGACTTGAAGCCAGGCGATTCAATCGTGTCCTTGGATTCCGAGGGGCGGCCAACCGAAAACAGAGTCAAGACGGTTGCTAGGACGGGCGTGCGTCGGCAATTCGACATCAAGCTCACAGGCGGCCAGACTCTTGCTTGCTCTCCAGATCATTGGTGGAATACCGACAAAGGGTGGATGAAAGCCAATGATCTGTATCCGGGCGTGAGGATGTTGGCGTTGGGAAGCTCCGCCGTTGTGGTTGAAGTCCGAGATATCGGCGTGGAGTCGATGTGGGACATCGAGTGTGAGCACGGTGGTGAATTAGCCAACTATTTGGTCTGTTCCAAAGGTGCAAATCCTCAATATTTTCAATCACACAACAGCTATGGATTCAACCGCTCTCACGCTGTATGTTATGCAGTTATCGCCTATTGGGGGATGTGGCTCAAGCGGAAGTATCCGCTTGAATTCTACTGGGCGCTGCTCAAGAACGAGCCGCAGCGGCTCCGCATCCAGCAGATCGCAAAGGATGTCAAGCGCCACGACATCGAGCTGCTGCCACCCTCTGTGTCGATGTCCAAGAAGCAGTTTGCAATTGACTCGGGACGCAGGGCCATCCGGGGGAGTTTGGTTGACATCAAGGGTGTTGGTGAAGCGGCGGCGACAACGATCATGGAGAATCAACCTTACAAGGGGCTGTTTGACTTCCTTGCCCGCGTGGACCGGCGCAAGTGTCACAAGGGCGTGGTCTTGGCGCTGGCCCGCGCGGGAGCGCTCGATGAGATGTTGCCCAATATCAAGCAGTTCATCGAGGGCATTGAAGACTTCTGGAAGGTGTACAACAAGAAGGACAAGGAGGGGCTTCGGGAGCTTCTGAAGCAATGGGCGGCGGAGCCCGACTATGCCGATGAAGAGCGGCAGTTGATCGCGTCCCAGGTCAACCCTCTGGCCTTTGGGAAGCATCCAGTTGATGCATACGGGGACTTCATCTCCAAGAACATCAAGGTTCCAATCGCCGCCATGAGCGATGAAGACTTTTGGGTGAACAACGACGGAGCCGGAGTGTTCATCGTCGGCGTTGTTGTGGAGGTGAAGTACAACCAGGTGGGGGACTTTCACACAGGGGAGCTTCCGTCTGCTGAAGAGCGGCGGGACATGTTCTGGGGAGCGAGGTATGCGAATGTCAACGTGGAGGATGTCGGCGGGAAGCAGAACCGGATCAAGGTTGACTTTGACATCTTTGATGACTTCCGTGAGGTGGTTGACGCGGGCGTTGGGACCCCGGTGGTGGTTCACGCGTCGGCCAATGCGCGGTATGAGAATTTGCGCGCCCATTTCCTATTGGATCTGGAAGTGTACCGCAAGAAGGTGAACGAGGGGGCACCGCTGACTGTCTGGGAGCGCATCATAGCAGGCCAGCACCCGTCGGTGTCCTACCCTTGGGCCGACAAGCAGATCAAATACAAGGGCGCGGAGGGCGAAGTGGTCACGACGCTTCGCGCCAGCGCGATCACCAATCAGCTCTTTGAACTCGGGTTGAGCAGTTGGTTCACCGGGGTCATTACCCATGTGCGGTTGAAGTACGACAAGAACAGCAATGAAATGGCCTTTTTTGGCATCATCGACGGGATTGGCAACTACATCGATGTGATCTGCTTTGCGTCGGCATGGGACGCGAGTGCCAAGAAGCACATCAAGGCGGGCAATCATCTCCGAATTCAGCTAGATCGCAAGAAAGACAGGAAAAGTTGGCAATATTTCTTGAACAACGGTGCGATCAAGCTCCTGAAAAAGTCAGCCAAACATGCGCGGGCTGCATAAGACAGGAAAGACACAAACAGGAGGTGAATCATGTCAGACGATACAAAGGTCATTTTGGGCGTGTCGGATATCGCCAAGGCGGTTGGCGTCCACAAGGATCAAATTCAAAAGACGTTCGAAGTCATGTTGGAGTTGCTGACCAAGAGCACTGAATTGCGAGTCCACAAGTTTGGGACGTTCAAGCGCAAGCTCATGAAGGGCCGCACGATCACGTCGCCAGTCCTGGAGGGTGGCTCTATCACCTACGGTGACAAGTGGGTGCTCAATTTCTCCGCACACGCGAGTGCCAAGCAGTGGCTGAATGCCAAGCTACCGATTGAAGCACCCGAGAAGCCAAAGGCCAAGAAGTCTGGAACCAAGAAACCAAAGGGCAAGAAGCCCAATAAGACTGAGCCGGCGGAGGTGAAGTCCGAGGTACAACCCAAGTCCGAGCCTGCAAAGGCAGCCAAGGAAGTCAGCAAGGCAGCCAAAGCGGCGCCAAAGGCGAAGGGTGGCCCGCGCAAAGCGTCTGGCGGTGTCAAGAAAGCGAGCTGAGATGAGCTTCGGTGAAGTCAATATCGAGGTGGACGGCCAATCGGTCGCCATCAATGTGGATGTCGAGTTGCAGGTGGGCGACCTGAGCAAAGACATGGATCAGGTCGCCGCCAAAATGGCATACTGGGGAGCCGTTTGGGCGGCAGCCGAAGCGGAGATGAAGTCTGCTGACGCGTGGTATCGGGCTTGGCGGGCCAAGACCGGCGCTGCCATGATCGAAGCGGACGGCAAGATGTCGGAGTGGAAGGTGCGGCAGGCTCTTGAAGCGGACCCTCGCTTCATGACGATCAAAAAGAGCTTGGCCGCCGCCACCCGCAACGTCACACTCACCCGCGCCATCTATGAGGCATTCAGGACCAAAGCCAATATGCTCCAATCCAAAGGCGCGATGGCCCGAGCGGAGCTGGAGGCCACAGGCATGTCTACACGCCCCAGGGCAGCCAAGAATCCTGATATGGCGCACGCGGAATCAGCGATGCGTGCAATCAACCAGAAAAGAAAAGCCCGGGCATAGCGCTGCGGGACGATTGAATACATCAGCACCAGTTCAAGGAGAGTGAGTGATGGCCGTTGATATGGGGCGTATGCGCAAGGGCTATGAGGCGCAGCAGCGCGGCGGGGACTTCTGGGCTCCGCCCGAGGGGGACACTTTGGTGTACATCCATCCTCCCTGTAGGGATGACGATGAGCACCCGCCCACAGCCGGGCTCAACTATGTGCCCGTCACCGTCCACTTCGGGGTGGGCAAGAACAACGGGATGGTGGTATCATTGGACACCGACGCCAACCCGGTGATCAAGCATCCATTTGTCAAGGCATTTTTGCGCAAGAAAAAGGGCTTCAAGCTCCCGTCGGAGTGTCCGATGGCTGAAGCACTTCGGACGGGTCAATTGAGCGATGAAGAGGCAGACAACGCTCGTCCACAGTCTCGTTTTCTGTGGGGCGTCACGCCGTTGAAGCATCGTCGCGCCAAGTCGGAGCCGTGGCAGAAATTGCCGGAGAAACCAGCCGTGCTCATGTGCGGCAAGACGGTGTATGAGGGGTTGATGGAGCTGTTCTTTGACAACGGCGACATCACTGATCCAGACGCCGCGATATTGGCCAGAATCAGCCGCGAAGGGCGCGGAAAGAATGACACCAAATACAAGGTCCAGGCTGACACCGAAAGCCTCAAGAAGCCTGTGAAGTTGTCCAAGGAGCTGCGCAAGAAGATCCTGAAGGCGATGGCTGAGAATGGCGATTGCGACCTGTTTAAGCTGGTCGCCAACATGGTCAAGACTCCACAGGATATCCAGGCGATGATCTCTGGCGTGAAGCTAGATGACGCCGACGATGATGCCTTTGGTGACGACGACGATGAGAACGGCGACGACGATGAGAACGACGACGCCGACGATGACGACGATGAGAACGACGCCGACGATGACGACGACGCCGACGATGACGACGCCGACGATGACGACGCCGACGACGCCGACGATGACGACGCCGACGACGATGAAGGTGACGACGCCGACGACGACGCCGACGATGAAGGCGACGATGAAGGCGACGATGATGATGAGCCGGAGCCCGAGCCTGTGAAGCCGCCGAAGCAGGGCAAGAAAGTTGTGGTGTCCAAGACCAAGAAACAGGACGATGACGACTTGGGGCTGGACGCGCTGGATGCCGAGTTGGATCGGATCTCCGGCGGCAAAGGCAAGGACAAGGCCAAAACTAAGGCCAAGGGCGGCAAGAAGGGCGGCAAGAAGGGCTGATGCCAAAGAAGACTGCCACCAAGAAGCAGGTGGCGGTGGCGACTCCAGAAGCACCCGGCGGCGAAGCGGCCATCAAGCTAGACTTCGCCACCGGGGTGCTGGATAGCATACGCTCCAAGCTGGGCGACGATAGCGCCATGTTGCTCGGGAGCGATGGGCTAGCCATCAAGATCCGGGGCGTCATCTCCACACAGTGCGCGACCATCGACGCGGCCATTGGACGCGGCGGCATCCCACGCTCCCGTCTCACGCTGCTCCACGGCATGGAGGGCTCCGGCAAGACCACGCTTGCGCTGCACATCGTCGCTGAGACGCAGCGGCTCGGAGGGGTGGCAGTCTACATCGACAAAGAGTACAAGCTGGACCCTGACTACGCTCGGGCCATCGGGGTGAACATTGATCAATTGGTGCTAGCCCAGCCGCCGCACTTGGAGTCGGTGTTTGCGACGTGTGAAGGGGTCATCGAGCGAGCGGCGGAGCTGCGCAAGGGCGGGGAACGCATCCCAATCCTCATCGTGTTGGACTCGATGAACGCGGCCATCACCAAGGCGCAGTATGAGGGCGAGTGGGAGGACAAGCACATGGCGCCGCAGGCACGAGTCTACTCGGAGCTGTTACCGAAGCTCATGCCCAAGGTGTCCAAAGAAGATGTGGCCCTTCTGTGGATCAGCCAGGTGCGAAAGAAGATGGTGATGTTTGGCAATGACACCGAGACTGCCGGCGGCAACGCGCCCAAATTCTATGCGAGCCTACTCCTGGATGTCCGGCGTGTGGCGACCAACAAGGACTCCGACGGCGAGAAGGTGGCCAATAAACTTGTGGTTGAATGCAAGAAGAATCAGATTGCGCCGCCGTTTCGCAAGGCGGAAGTGCTGATTGACTATGGTCACGGGATCAACCAGGAGCAAGCTCTGGTCGCCCAGGGCGTGGCCGACGGGATCATCAAAAAGGCGGGCAACGCCTATGAATACAAGGGCGAGAAATTGGGCGGCCAGGGGCTCCCTGCCGCCGCCAAGGCGCTGAAAAAGGACACCGAGAAGCGGGATGCCATACACAAGGAGCTGTACAAGCGATGGCAAAGCGGGACAGCTCCTTGAGCCCATCCGTGTTCAGGGCGTTGATGGTCGCAGACATCCATATGTCCAACCGGCTGCCCTACGCCAAGCCCACTCAGAACGGGATGACCGACAGGCTGGAGGACCAGCTGCGCCTTTGGGACGAGATGAAGCGTTGCGCCGACGCCTCCAATGTGGACGCGGTGTTTGTCCTTGGGGACTTATTCGACAAGGCTCTGATCGACGCCGTGACGCTGACCCACACGGTGGAAGCGGTCACCGCGTTGGATCAGCCAGTGTACATCCTGCCGGGGAACCACGACGCCAACAGCGTCCGAGGTGGACGCTTCACGGTGGAGGCATTTGGCCGGATGCGCCGGGACAACATCCGGGTGTTCAAGACCGGGGAACCATTCGAGTTTGACACGTGGCTTCGCTTCTGGCCTGTGGAGTACATGCCGGTGGAGGACACTCGGGAGCGGTTGGCGGAGATCCGAGCCCGACTGGACCCCGATCAGCATAACGTGCTGCTCATGCACAACTCCATCCTCGGGTGCACCCATCTCCAGTGGACCTGTGACGACGGGTTGGAAGCTGATGAGGTGACGGAGGGCTTCGATCAGGTGTACTCCGGGCACTTTCACGACCGCCAGCGCTTCGGCGCCGACGCCCAAGGGCTGTATCTCGGCGCGCCAATGCATCACCACTACGGGGATGTGGGCCGCGAAGCGGGCTATTGGTTGATCGAGTTCAACCAGGGCGGAGCAGAGGGCCAGTACATCGAGCCCAAGATGCCCCGCTTCTACAAGGCGACGGGGATGGGCAACAAGTTTGAGCCTGCCACTGTAGCTGGATACGTCAAGTCCAACAAGATTGAAGCTGGTGATTATCTGCGTCTTGAGGTTGCGTGTACCAACGCTGATTGGGCGACGTTGAAGCCCAAGGTCAAGGCGATTTGCGACGCTCTTCAATCGACAGGGATCAAGGCATCGGCGAAGCACAAGCCGATCTATCACCACAAGGTCCGATTGGAAGGGGACACGGACAGCAAGCAGATGGCGACGGCGCCGACGCTGGACGCCGCCATCGCACGATACGTGGACGCTGCCGGGGTGGTGACTGGGGACCTCGATGTTGGGGAGCTGAAGCGCATCGGGCGTGAGACTCTGGCCGCTGCAAGGGGTGGATGATGGACCTGTATGATGTTCAGCTGACTGACTTCGGGAGCTTCGCCGCCGCCACGCTGCCTCTGCACCGCCAAGGGTTGATATTCTTGGGCGGGACCAATCTGGACACCGAGTCATCCCAGAGCAACGGCTCGGGCAAGTCCACCTTGCTCAAAGCTCTGGGATGGGGGCTGTGGGGCCAATCCATCGACGGGGAAGCGGGCGACCGGGTGATCCGTCGGGGGGCGACCCGAGCAACGGTGCGTGTGCGGATGTTCGAGCAGCCGGAGCAATACTGGACGGTGGAGCGGGCTCGGACCAAGGGTGCGCCCAAGCTCCAACTGATTCAGCCCGACGGCAAGCCCTTCTCGGGCTCCAGGGACGCGCTGCAGCACAAGATCAATGAGATGGTGGGGCTGGACTTCTTGGCCTTCAAGAACACGGTGATGTATGGCCAGAACGATTCGGCACGCTTCGCCGACCCTCGGACCAAGGATGTCGACCGCAAGGAAATGTTGCACAAGATCTTGCGCACGGACATCCTCAAGCAGTGTCACGAGCGTGTGCGCGAGAAGCGCACAGAGCTGAAGCGGAGTCTGGATGAGATTGAGAGGGCAGCGGAGGGCTACCAGTGGCGGATAGATGAGCACGATCTCAATGAATTGGAGTCACAGCGAGAAGAGTGGGAGAATGACCGAGAAAGGCAGGTTGACTCGCTGAAGGTCAAGGTCCAGGGGCTGAAGCAAAAGGCGCAGGAGCTGTTAGCGGGGCAGCCGGAGGACACAGAGGAAACCGACACGGACGCACTGGAGGCCAAGGCTGAAGAGCTCAGAGCCAAGATCACAGAATCCGACGGAGCTGAAGAGCAGATAGACAAGCTGGACCTCGATCTGGACGAGCTGGAGCGTCGGCGGGACAAGGCGCATAGGATGGAGTCCCAGCATCGAGCGACGGTGGCGGCCAAGACTGAAGCATTGGAAGCGCTCGATGGCGAGGTGTGTCCGGTCTGTAGTACGCCGTTGACCTCGGAGCACGTCCAAGAGCACCGCCGGGAGCTATCCGAAGCACTCCAAGAGGCATCTGTGAAGGCGGCGAAGTGCACAGAACAGATAGAAAACCACCACAACGCTATGGCATCCATCCAGAAGATGCGCAAGCGCTATCGCTCCGCCGCCGCCGAAGCATCTGAATGCCTTCGCCGACTGAACGCGATCAACCAGAGAATTTCCGCCGCTCGCTTGCGCCGGGAACGCCTGGAGCAAGAGCAGCAACGGCGCGTCGGCGAAGCGAAGCACGCCGTTGCGATGGCCAAGGAGCACGTTGAGCAGATCAAGCGGATCATGGCGTGTGAGAATCCCTTTGACGGGGCACTGGCCACCGCCAAGGCCAAGATTGAAGAATACCAGGCGGAGCTGATGAAGCTCCGCTCGCAAAGTGTCCTGGTGTCTCAAGACCTCGCCCACCATGAGTTTTGGGTGCGGGGCTTCTCGGGCCAAGGGTTGTCATCGTTCATCCTCGATGAAGTGATGCCTTACATAACAGATCGGGCCAACCACTATTTGGAGACGCTGGCCGACGGCGACATCACAATGCGCTTCGCCACCCAGCGGGAGCTCAAGTCAGCCAAGGGCGAGTATCGGGATGAGATCGACATCCAGTGGGACGTTGAGGGGTTGGAGGATAACTATCCGCCAAGCGGTGGGCAGCTCAAAAAGATGGAGGTTGCAACCGACTTGGCCCTGATGGACCTCGTGGCGACCCGAGAAGGGGGCCATGTAGATTTGTTGATGCTCGATGAAGTGCTGGACGGATTGGACGCAGAGGGATGCCAACGAGTATTGACGCTGCTTCAGTCCTTGCGCGCGGAGCGTGGCACCATATTTGTGATCAGCCACGAAGCTGAGGTTGGGGAGGTGTTCGAGCACACCGCGTGGGTAACCAAGGAGGGTGGCGTCAGCAGACTGGAGGTGCGGATGTGAGTCAGCCATGGGCATATTGTGAACACTGTGGGACGATTGAACCGCCCGAGAAACGGATCATCATCGGGACGCGCAGCCAGATTGAGACCGATGGGGAACGATTGGCTTTGGAGCTTCAAGAGACATCGCAACGGGTGGAATATTATTGTTCTGATTGCGGAGCGAAGGTGGATTATGATGACAGTTAGACAATTGGTTGCCAGCCCTGAACAGGGCTCGGACCATATGCGGATAAGCATCGAGCAGTTGGGCCCAGCGCTGGAACCACGGGAGTGGCAGGGGCTGACTGACGCGATTCAGTCGGTGTACTCCGACGGCTCCGGCGGAGCCGGAGGGGTTGGCCGCTCCACCAACGGGCGGATTCACACGTTCAATTGGAACAAGGGGTTGGAAGTGTGGCGCCGTTGTTGGGCTGCGTTGGGATTGGCTTTGGAGCAGGGCGGTTTGGAACTGCAAATGAGCGACACAGCAGTCACCGGGACTCTGATGGGCAGGGCAGTTCACGAGCCCTCCACGCCGCCCAAGACACCGGAAGCTCCGCCGCCGCCGGAGGTGTTGCCGCCGTCGGCAACAGACGCAGCAGTCCATATGGCGGTGTTGCCGGTGGTGGAGCAGAGCTTGAGACAGGCCATCCAGGATAGCGCTGGCGCGGCCATCAGGGTGACAGAATTGGAATCGGAGCTGGACGCCGCTCGCACCGAGCGGGACAACGCTGACATCCGTCTTGGGCACATTCTGAATTATCTGGAACGATACAAGCCCGATGTGTCGTGGCGAAAAAAGGCGACCAAGGAGATCATGGAGGCCAAAGCCAGCGCCGGTGACGATGACGATGAAGACAAATGGGACAGCGCGGCGTGGGACCGATGAGAGATCAAACCAAAGTGCTCGGGATGGACATCGCACTGAATCACGGAGCGGCGGTTGAGCTCACCGATGGCGAGCTGAGCAACTTCTGGTATTGGACCGACATCGCCGGAGCGGCGGCAAGGTCCAAACGAGGGGAGCGGTTGCCCATCCAGCAGATGGATCGGAGCAAGGACAAGCACGTGCGGGGAATGATCCGACTGGCTTGGATCGAGCACTACTTGGACAAGAGGGTGTTGATGCGCACCGATGCCGCCTATGTGGGGATTGAGGACTATGCTCTGCGGGCGGAGCAAGGGGCGCATCAGATGGGCGAAGCGGGCGGCATCGCTCGGATCTTGTGTTGGTTCCGGGGATTCAAGATCAGACTTCCTGATCCGACCACGGTCAAGATGTTCGGCGCTCACGACGGGACCTGCCACAAGGATGCCATCGAGCGAGCGGTGCAGGAGCGATGGGGCGCGGACTTCTCGCCGCTCAATCCGCCGCCGGCCAAGTCCGGCAAGGTCAACACCCAAACCAGTGAAGACCTCGCAGACGCTTATGTGGTCGCGCAATTGGTCTGGACTGAGGTGCAGCTCCGGGCAGGGAAGCTCCGGATGGATGACTTGCACCCCAAAGAGATACAGGTGTTCAACCGCACAACCAAGACCTATCCAATCAATCTGCTCAGCCGGGAGTGGATTGAGAATCCGGACGGGGTGCCGACGCCGCATGACGAGCCCGTCTGCGACGTGTGCGGTTCAAGGAAATGTTGTTTGGCGAAAGGCAAGAAATGATGGAGTTCAACGAGTATCAAGAGCTGGCATCCAGGACCCGCAATCCGGAGCTGAACAAGCGGGAGCTACTGGCCAACACCTCGATGGGGTTGGCCGGTGAGGTGGGTGAGCTTCTGGACCACCTCAAAAAGCACTTGTACCACGGTCATCCATTTGATCCAGACTATGTATCCAAGGAGCTTGGCGACATCATGTGGTACACAGCAGAGTTGGCCAGCCAAAGCAACTTGCACTTTGCTGATATCGTCGCAGAGAATATCGACAAGCTCCGCCGCCGATATCCGGCGGGATTCACCACGGAGAACAGCATCCACAGGAGCGTGTGAGATGGCAAAGCCCGATATGTCCAAGATGCGCGGCGCAAAGAAGGGGCACAAGCCGCCGCCACGGAAGTGGTATCCAGAGGACATGGTTGGTTGGGATGAAGACAAGGCTGATCCGGAAACAGTCACGTTGGCATACGAGAGCATCGAGCACATGACCGACAAGGCGACGCTCCTGATCATCGAGGGCGATAAGGTTTGGGTGCCCAAGAGCCAGACGTTGGAAGCGACGGACAAGGAAGTCACTGTCACGCTCTGGTGGGTTGAAAAGCAAGGACTGTAGGAGGTTGATATGAAGTACACAGCATTGGCATTGTTGGTTCTCGTGGGATGTGGAGCGATGGATGATGCTCCGGAGTCTGAAGAAGTGATGGAGAATATGGAGTGCGAATGGTCGGAGGATGTTCAGGAGTGCTTCTGCTACAGCAAGGTGGATGAAGATGGTTTTCTGACTTGGGCGCCGCCCAACGCCTGCTTCCCGCAGACCATTGCGGATGATGGGGAGGGTAAATGACAGAGGATGATCAACCATCTCGGGATACGTTGATCAGGGCGGCACGGCTCCGGATCGCCGCCGATGTGATCTTTGAGGTGTATCGGTCGATGATAGAGCAGGGCTGCGAGGACAAAGACCTGTTGCGAGCCCTCCGGTTGTCGACGTGCCAGGCTCGGGTAGCGGCCAGGTGCTTGGAGACGGGCGAGCCGATTGGAGAGGTCGGATGAATGCGGCGGTGCTGATCTTTGACGGGCGCCACCTGCTGTGGCGGACGGCAGATGCCTTCAAGGACTTGAGCGCCGAAGTCAATGGGCGGGATATGGGCACAGGGGCCATGTATGGCTTCTTGTCCTGCGCCATGAAGATACACAACCGCTATGGTGGGATGTGTATGGTGGCGTGGGAAGGTCAAGGCAACTTCCGGCGCAAGCTCTGGCCCGCGTACAAGCAGAGGGCGGAGCCCGACGCCGAGATGAAGGCGCTGGCTGATGAAATGAGGGCACAGGAGCTGCGACTCAAGGCGATGCTCCGCGCTATCGGCGTCCGTCAATACTGCGGGGTGGGCTATGAGGCCGATGATGTCATCGGGACGGTGGCCCGCAACGCGACGCTGAAGGGGATGCCGGTGGTCATCTACAGCGGCGACTCCGATTTGCGCCAGCTGGTCAACGACAACGTCACAGTGGTCTCGCCGGGCTATCGTAGCAACTCCGACAAGACCTACAACGCGCTGGAGGTGGAGGAAAAGCACGGCGTGCCGCCGGACAAGATTGCAGACCTCAAGGCATTGGCTGGCGACAACTCCGACGGCATCCCGGGCATCCGAGGCATAGGACCAAAGACGGCAGCACAGGCCATACAAGGGCTTGGGGGCATCGAGAAAATCATCAGAGCGGCACAAAGCGGCAGTCCTATGCCTATCCCTGAGAGGTTCCGGGCTCCTATCAGCGAAGGGGCGGAGATGATCCGGTTGTTCAAGCGGTTGACCACCATCGAGACACGAGCCCAGATGCGTCTGATCGACCCAAAGCCCGATCAGGCGACGCTGCTGAAACACCTCCGTGTCTATCGCTTCCGCTCGTTGATGGCGCCAGCGGAGCTTCACGGATTGATGAAGATGGGGGAGATGGGACTGTGAGCAAGGCGCGGGGAACCATAAAGGACGTGGGTCGGATCAATCGCAACTGGCAGAATTGCCAACTGTGCAAGCTCCACGAGGGGCGGATAAACGTGGTCCACTGCCGGGGCAATCCGTCGGCGAAGCTCCTGGTTGTCGGCGAAGCTCCGGGAGCGCACGAGGATGAGCTAGGGCAGCCGTTTGTAGGGCCTGCGGGCCAGGAGTTGGACCGCTGCTTCAAGAGCGCAGGAGTTGAAGAGCACCAAGCATTCATCGTCAATCTCGTGGCGTGTCGACCACCGATGAATCGGGACCCTTCGCCGCTGGAAATCAAGGCGTGTCATCCAAGGTTCTTGGCCTATGTGAACATGCTGAAGCCCAAGGCGATGCTGTTGCTAGGCAAGGTGGCTTCACGGCGTTTGGCCGGAGTCACCAACATCACCCAGTGGTCCGGGCGCAAGGTGGATGTGGAAATGATCACGATGACCGGGGACATCGGCGTTTGGCCAGCCATCTGCACTTTCCACCCATCGTTCTTGTTGCGTACATGTGATCCGCTGGCACGCAAGTGTGTGATCAAGGATATTGCGAAGGCAAGGATGTTGGCATATGGGCTGTGAACGGATCAAGGTGAAGGCGCGGGAGCTGAAGGCCAAAGTCCGAGCCCGCAACCAAGCGAAGCGGGCATCACTTCCAACCGCCAACGCGCGGATAATCCGGGACTTGATGGTGTCCAAAGGGATAAAAGGCAACTACAAGGATTTCACCATATTGGCCGGAGGGTGTTTGGTCGATTGGATGGGCTCCTATCCTTTGGAACAGGACCCTGTCAAGGGAGTCCAACTGGTGCACAAGCGGCGGCTTGAGGAGGTGGTTGGGCCCGAGGTGGCGGAGCGCTTCTGGTCCAAAGCCACCGGTCAACGCCGGGTGGTGAACAGGAAATCATGAGCCTGAAGCAGACTTACGGGTGGCGAAACAGCCCCGATTTGGACTACATGACACGCCAAGAGCGTTTGGCCTTTACCAATCTGGTGAAGGCTGAAGCGATTGGATTCTACAGGATCGGACACTGCGAGAAATGCAGCGCAGATGTTCCAAAAAGCAAACGATTTTGCAGCGCTGCGTGCGCCGGAGTGGAGACAGATGGCGAGCAAGAAGACATCGATGGCGTGGTGGATTGAACACCTATTGGGCGCGGTGAATTCATTTGTGCAGCTGGAGACTTCCGACGGCATCCGCCGAGAAGGGCGCTTGTCGGGCTTCCAGCTCCGGACTATGCAGTTCAACGGATTTGACGTTGACGTCATCTCGGAGCTTGAACTCAATGGCGACCCGATGGATCGGATCCCGTTTGACCGCATAGCAAAAATTCACATTCAGTGATTGGCAGCAATTCCCACTCGACTTTTTCAGCGCCTGGTTCTATGATAGAAGGGACACATCAAACTTGGAGTCAGCCATGAGCAACTACAAAGGGCGACCGAAGCAACCGAGGTGTGATTGTTGCGGCAAGGCGCTGTACAAGCGAATGGACGCGGGACCCGTCAAGCCATCGGACCCTTATGCCTACTGTCGCAATGTGGCGTGCGATCGGCACGGTGACATCAGGACGCCGCCCGTGGCAACCGGTCCACAGGCGGCGGAGCCCGATGGCAGAAAGAAGTCTCCACGAAGTGCAACCAAGAAGAAGTCCCGCAAGGCTACCGCGAAACCACCGGTGAAGGAAACCGTCGCAGCCGAAGCTCCGCCGCCGGCAGAAGCGCCGGTGCAAACGCCGGTGCAAGCGCCCAAGCCGCTATGCGCGAAGTGCGGTTGCGCGGTGTGCGAGTGCTTGCCGGTGGAGCCCGAGGTGGTTCAGGAGGCACGGCAGCGTATCCGCAAGGCCATCGCCGGGGCTGGCCGCTACAGCACCAACGTTATCGGGCTCGCACTCAGCATCGTTGCCCAGGAAATGGGTTCCCACGAGGTTGCCAACGAGCTGATCAATGAATTTCAGCTGACCAAACGGTTTGGAATCGTGCCGGTTTCCAATTAGGCGTCAAAAAAGTTGCCGCTTTGGGTCGATTTTGTGTTCTGCCCACTCGACTTTTACAGTGGATGGGGTTATGATATAAGTATGATCAACGAGCGCAACACGGAGACGACGATGACACAGCCGCAAGCCAAGCTTCTCGCTTCCCTCCCTGATTTCTTCTACATTTTCGAGGATTTCGCCGCTTCCGATATGCCTCCGACGGAGATCAAAGATCTCGACGGTCGGACCCTCCGGAGCTTCGGGCGCGGCGAAGCCCGCGCGTTTTCCTCGCTTTGTCAAAAGGGCCTTATCGAGCGTCTAGGCGACAAAGAGTCCAACGGCGTTCCCTATGGCAAGCGCTAAACGTCCAAGATTTCCAAGGGCAAACGGGAGTCGGTCATGAACGAGAAGTACACCGTTGAAGAGTTGAAGGTTTTGGCGGATATGGTCATGGACACACTTTGCGACCCGTCGCTTGACGCCGATGTCGACGTGTTGATGAAAGCGGCAGCGAGCGGGACGGGGTGGACGGAGCGGCAATTCAGCTCGTTTTGCCGACGCTACTGGAACGGTCCAGATCACGTTCAATAGGACATCGGACGCAAGCGGGAGTCAGCCATGTACAAGATCGGGGACATCGTCAGCATCCTTCCCGCCAAAGGGCCACGCCTGGACGTCATCATCATCGACATCGAGCCAATCCGGCGGGGACGCTTCCGAGGGCGCAACAAGTACAGTCTCGCACCGCTCACCAAGCCCGCCAAGGAGGATGCCTATGGCTTCAAAGTCACAGGCGCCAATCTCTTTGGGAAGCCATCTCGGGAATACACCGCCGCCGAGATCTCCGCCGCCACCGGCAAGTATGAGGACAATCGGGACAACGCTCAAGAGCACAAGCGGGAGCGACGGAACGCACGCCGCAACAAGCTAGACACCCTCGCCATCGAGCCGGGCGATGAGGTTCTGGTGCGCTACAAAGGCTCATCGCCGCTGTGGGAAACCGTCGTCAAGGTCAACCAAGCGTCTGGCAACGTCGCCATCCAGCGGGGCTACAGCTCCAAGCCGCGTTGGATCAACATCATGGCCATCATCAGCTCCCGCAAGCCGCAGGCGAAGCTCCCCTTCAAGCTCACCGACGCCCATCTGGAAGCGTTGGCCGAGAAGGGCTGGATTCAGGTCAGCTTCGGCTCCGAGTTCATCGAGCGCAGCTATGTTGTGGCCTTTGAAACGTACAAGGCGCAGACGATGGGCGAGACATACGACGCACCCAACCGAGTGGTCTACCAGGACGCCGACCTCAAGGTGTTTTGGCGCAACACGGGTTCATTTGACTGAGAGGGGAACGACGATGCGAGAAGCAAGACTTCATCTGCTCAGCTGCTTCACGACGGGGCTGCCTGTGGCGACACTGGAAGTGCGCTCCGGCCCATTTGAAGATTGGGTGACAGAGTGCGCTGGCCCCCGAAGGTGGGTGCTCGATCAGGTGGCGGCGATGGGGCTCACCGTCGTGGAAACGATTGACGTTGAGCAGGACACAGAAGACTATGACGGGTGAGGAGGGCTCGATGGCAACCAAACACAAGCCAACGATGATGCTCGCAGAGGCGTGGTCCGAGAAGCACGCTAAATGGCCCCTATGGGCAGAGCCGAAGCTGGATGGGTATCGGTTCCAGCTCGTGTTCAACGGTGTGTCTAGCGGCATCGTCGTACAGCGGAGCGGTGTGGACTACACCGACCGTCTGGGCTTCATCGCTGATCAGCTGGTCGATGAGGCCAATCGTCTGTATCCGGACGGGGTGGTGATCGACGGTGAAGCATTCAGCGAGTCCTGGAACGCCACCACCTCGCTCGTCAAGACTGAAGATCCCGAGATGGACCGCAGCGCGCTGATGTTCTATGCGTTTGACTTGGTGCTTCCCGGCGGGGATGAGACGCCGCTGCGGGAGCGCAAGGACAGGCTCCAGGAGTTGATCGAGCACTCGTGCGCCGCCAACGTGTCGCTTACACCCCACATCGAGGTGTCCGACGATGCGCAGGTGGAGCGGGTGTTTGAGGTGTTCTTGGCCCACAATTTCGAGGGGGCTATGCTCAAGGACCCCGATGGCGTATACGTTGGCCGCCGCTCCCGAGCGTGGATGAAACGCAAGCCCTGGACAAGCTCCGACGGGCGCATCAAGGGCTATCAGGAGGGCACGCGGCGTCTCCAGGGTACGCTCGGAGCGTTGATCCTGGAGATGGCTGACGGCTCAGAGGTGGAAGTTGGAACGGGCTTCACAGACGAACAACGGCACGAGATCTGGGCAGACCAAGCGGGGCACCTCGGACGCTGGGTTGAGTTCAAGCATCAAAAAGACCCCACAGCAGTCGCCACATACAGGTTTCCGGTCTATCTTCGCCACCGTAGCGACATGGATGAAGCGGCGCAAGCGTGAGCCGCCAAAAAAGTTGCCTCCCAAGGCTGATTCTGGCAAACTTCCACTCGACTTTTCCGGTGGATGGAATTATGATATAGGCAGACGGACAAGAAACCAACGGGAGTCAGCCATGTCACAGATCACCAACAGCTACCTCATGTGGATCGGTCAAGAGCACTACGGGTCCATCGAGTCCTACACAGACGAAGCACTCGCACTCGGAGTCTCCAAGCGGCTCCCCAACGTCGCCACCGCCGCCGCCCTTATGGAGCCCGGCACGGTCATTTTCGTCGCGCATGACGAGGGCGAGTACAGCGAGTGTCCGGATTGCGTCGGCGTTATTGAAAACCCGGAGCGGCGGAAGCTCCAAAACGAGATCGATCGCATCGGCGCAGAGTCCGACAAGCTCATCGACGCACTCCAAGCCGCCACCGACGCCGATGAGGTCACCGAGAAGGCACGCCTTCAGAAGCTCCTGGACAACCGCGCACGCAAGACCACAGAGCTTCAGGCGCAATACGACGCGGAGCCCGAGACCATCGAGGCAGGGACCGGCGGGCACATCACCCTCAAGGACGGCTCGATCTGGGACCACCGCAAGTACAACTACTGGCTTCATCAGCCCAAGCGCTTCAGCATCAAGAACGTCGCCGACACCTCGATGTGCGCCACCTGCGGCGGGACGGGGCGGCTCCCGCAAGGCAAGGTGTTCGGGATGTTCATCCCCAGCGCCATCGAATACATCCTCAAGCCCGAGGATGACGAGCAGGTTCGCAAGGACATGGCCGCCGCCGGTTTCCGCCTGGTTGAAGTCACCGCCGCCGAAGCGGAGCACAAGCGGGGCTGCGGGAAGCGCAAGCCCGGTGGCGTGTACGCGGTCACCGACAAGGGCGAAGTCACCGCCGAAGCGGCCAAGGCGGCAGTCAAGGATCTGGTCGACTCCGGCAAGCTCCAGCCCGAAGCTGTCGAGCTCAACGGCAACTTCGCTCGCTTCTTGGTTCCGGTCGACATCGACTGCAAGCGCTTCCGTGGTCTGAAGAAGTGGTCCTTGGACCCTCGGGCCGAAGCAGAAGCGGAGATGATTCTGGACGCGATGGCCTAAGACCACAGCGGCGGGCACCCTCGGAGGGTGCCCAAGCCGCTTTGGCGCCTTGAGAAATCAACACGGGACAAAATCGACCTTGGGCGCCAACTTTTTTGGCCACTTCCACTCGACTTTTACAGTGGATGGACTTATGATATAGGTAGGACAAGGAAAGAACGGAGTCGACCATGAAGAAAGCAACAACGGATCAGGTTATCGACAAAGCCCGACGCTATTGGAAGGCACATCGCCAGCTAACATCCTCAAGAACCGGTTATGAGGCGTATCAGCGAGCCTACCGCAAGGCACTCGATGATCTCCGGACGCTATCCCATTGGGAGCGCCAGCTCATCCTCAACGGCGACATCGGCAAGGAGTAGGTCATGGACGCGAAGCAGCTAGCAAGGGCAAAGAAGATTCAGAAGCTCCGGGAGCAAGCGACGGAGCTAGGTGAGCTCATGGGCGAGGCATACAACCTCGGCAACGTCCGAGAAGGGGACGATCACGCCAAGGAATACCGCAAGCTCATGGACCGTATCGGGCGCCTTGTTGAGCTCAACGAAGGATTGACGCTGTAGCAAGGGAGGTGGGCGGGCACCTCCGAGAAGGCACCCGCCTTATTTCAAACCAGGCTCGTTGGACAAGTTGTACAAGGGAGTCAGCCATGCCAACACTCGACCAACTCCGACAGCGCTTTGGGACAAGCAACACACCCGCTTCACAGCCTAGCAAAACGGCCAACAAGCCTGATTTTGAAACCCGGCTGGACGATATGGGCGATGCTTTGACGGCGATGTCGGGAAAGGGGCCTGGGCATCTCAAGGATAATACTCCGCCGCCGCCACCTCCGCCTGAGAAAGCACCGAAGCGCAAGCCAGAGCCGCTCCCCAAGGCCAAGACTCCGCCGCCGCGTCCACCGCTCCCGCACGGGCCGAAAATGGCCGAAGCGGAGCTGCTTCCGCCACCTCCGCCCTACAAGGTTCACGAGCGCATCCCGCTTCATCTCCGGGATGAGCGTTCCGACAAGGTGTATGTGGTCGAGATCTTGGCAACAAAGGTTGGCATCGGGGCGACCAAAACGACATCCTACAAGGTGCGGGCCCAGTACGGTCGCCGGGGCAAGGCTATGAAGATCACCGACAAGGGTGTGTTCAGCACAGAATATTTGGCCCGTAAAGCAGCATTTGAGCTGGCTGGCGACAAGGCGCTGAAGGGCTACAAGAACGGGCTCAATCCGTGACTCGGTTCCCAGACGCATCCACGCTATGATCACCTCCATCAAGGAGGCACACGATGGCCAAGAATCCAGTCGGGCCCAAGCCACGTCCTGAGAAGCCCAAAGAGACTGGCCCCAAGGACAAGCCCATCCCGAGCGGCAAGAAGAACAGGCCGCAGTACTGGCGAGCGACGCTCACCGCCGACGATGGCCGAGCCTATGAGGGCACGGGCCCAAGCTCCAATTCCGCGATTCAAGCGGCACACCAATTTGCCATCAAGCGGCGCAAGCGAGATGGGCAGCCGCCGCCGGGACCGGCCAACCAGATGGGTCAAAGCATAGTAGAGATCACCGACGGGCCGCATCCGCGTGAGCTCTAATCAGCGCCGACGGCTCCCTGTATGTAGATACGGTTCAAGGAGGTGGCGCCGTGTCGGACATCGAGAGCATCAGGGACATCATCGGCAAGCTCCCGAGGGGCTACACACTCGCCCACGACAAGCCGGTCACGCATCTGGAGCTGAATTTCACCGGAGCGCTCCTGGAGAGCAGGCGCGGAATATACCACATCCAGCGCGGCCAGACCAAGGTGCGTGTCCATCCTCGGGATACACTCGCTTGGGGATTTGATGCCGACGCTGGATGAGCTGCGCCGCCGTTTCTCGACTCCGCCGCCGGAGCCCATCAAGCCATACATACCAGGGTTGTCGGTTCCAGGGTGGTTCTGGAAGTTGCCACGCACGGGGCCATGTGAAGAGTGCGAGCGGCACGGACGCAAGGCGGAGGGGACTCGGGCGCCGGTGATGACCGCATACGGGGACGCAGAAAGTGACACGCCGCCAATTCTCTGTGAAGAACACATGGAAGAATGGGTGGGGTTTTGGCAGGAGCAATGGGATGAATACCAAAGCGGGTTGCTCCCGTGAAAGGACGCATAAAACATGGAAAGAAAGGATGGGGTGGAAGCAGAGATCATGGAGTTGCTGAAGGACAAGAGGTTGAGTCATTCAGAGATCCACGACGCCTTGTCCACAAAGGTCCAATCCCGATACCTGGACGGAGCGCTCCAGACGCTCCGCAAGGCATCTCGCATCGCCTATGATGGCAGGAAGTGGTACGACACCCGCCAGAGAGTCTGCATGAATTGCGGCGGCAAGGGATACACGCTATCATGACCAAGAACATCATGGATTGGAACAAGATCAGCGACAACGGCACAAGTTTTCATGGCTGGCGGCTCGATGGCGTCCTGCTCAACCTTCTGCGACCGGAGGGTGCGCCGGAGGTGTCCAGCTGGCCACGGAAACGCACAGAAGATTGGAACAAGCAATTTGATGATCCGGAAGCAGGCGCGAAGCTCCGAGGGCTGCTGAAGACCGCCGCCGGGACGGAGTGCGAGAACAGCTGCGGATACGATGATTGCATCCACAACGCCGCTCGGGCCATCCTCGGGCTCCAGAGCGTTGTCGAGCACGATCCGGAGTGTGAGACCTGTAAGCAGATCCGAGAAGGGCGACGGATCATTGATGTGAGGTTAGAAGATGATCTTCAAGGATGAGCACTTCAAGAAGCTCCTGGTCAACGGCGACCGGGTGGCCATCGGTGACGGTTACCGATACATCACCCACACCGTGACGCTCCAGACGGCGCAGAAAATGGGCCACAAAATCCATGAAGAATTGGTGATCAACGGGTTTGATCTTCGCCGTCACATCGAGCGGACGGAGGACAACGTCAACAACACCATCACGTATCACCAATTTTTGCCGATAGAACAAAGGCGAGTCTGAGTCCAGGCGGAGGGTTGGGGGACGCACGAAAACAGCAGGAAAGTGGTGTTATGCTCGGGCTAGATGACAACGGGCACGGGGCGGAGCTTGTCCGCGTGCTGAAGAAGGGGCCCATCCGAGTTCTGCTCAACCACGAGGGGGACGCGGTGCCCACCTGGCAGGCACGCCGGGACGGGATTCACTACGACATCGTGCTGATGCGATCGGATGGGTGGACGCTCGGAGCGCCAAGTCACCTTCGCCAAGCGGCGGAGAACATCCTCGGCACTCCGCCGCTGATCACCATAGAGTGGGACGCGGAGGGGATGACGATTTCAGACCGCTCCGGACGGGTGCTCAAGTACCCAACGACGGAGCACGCGCTGAAGGCCATCCTGGACGAGCAGATCCAATATCAGAGGGCGATGACCAAGGAGCTGAGGACCAGCAACAAGCCATTTTCGGCAGCAACACTAGAACAGCTCCGGGACCGCTGGCGGCAATAACAAACAAAATCACCCATAGGAGACAGTCCGGATGGGACGAAACGACTTGGACGGCGAAGTGCTGTGGACCGGGCTGGACTTGGGCGATGAGTGGGACAACGAGCGATGGGAACGCAAGGCACGAGAATATGAGGCCAAGCATCAGGCACGAGCAACACAATTTTATGGATGGAGGGAGATGGTGAGCAAGCTCCGCATCGAGGATGGTGATTTGATCCTGCTCAAGTACCAGCAGGGCTCGCCGCCCGACGGCGCCGACATCGAGCTGGTGCGCGAAGCAATCCGGAGGACAGGTGCAAAGGCCACAGCACTGTTCATCCCAGCCGATTGGGGGCTCCATCGCATCCCGAGGGACCTGGCAGCCAAGGTGCTTTCGGAAGTCAGCCGGGGCGTGCCGCCGAAAATGGGCACAGGATACAACGCGAAGCCACGCGGGAGCAAGAAACCATGACGGAAAACACATCAACGTTGAACCACAATCTCCGGACGCTGATCACGGAGCTTCAGCTTCATCGAAAGTCGCAAGAACGGTTGACCGAAGCGATAGAGCGTCTCAACGACCGGCTGGATCAAATCCGGGCGCCGCTTTATCCGGACGTGAACGCCGACCGTTTGCAACCTGACACGCCCAAAGAGGCAAAAATCATGCGGGGGAACCGAGAAGGATGACACCGGAGCACAAAGTGGAAAGCAACCTGGTTGGAAACATCATCTGCGACAATGACCCGAGGGACAGGACGGAGTTCATCGGCAAGCTAGAAGCGCTCATGCACACCTATGACGTCGATGCGGTTGACGTGGGCTGGCGGCGTCCCGCCCGTTCGTGCCCGTGGTGTAACGAGAAGCATAAAATGCAGGCCAAACGGCTCCGCAACGCCGTGGAGAAGACCATCAAGGCAAGCGCACCCCATTCCGCCATAGAACTGTGTGCGGAAACGAAGCCAGAAACAGACAAATCCTAACGAGCACCACCGGACGGAAACGCCACCTGAACAAAGCACCGAGAAGAGACACGAAAACACCCATAGAAATTTGGCACGCCAAAGCGGCACAAGAAACGCACCCGCATGGACACAGACAATGCTCCAGCCAACGCAAACCCATAGAATTCAACTCGGACAACACCTAAACGAGCAACGAAGCCGGAAACACGCCTTTTATTGGAAGCCCTAAGAAACCGGACTTCAAGATCAAACATCGAGGCTGTTTATCCGCGCACCACAGCAACTCAAGTCCAACAGCATTGCACGAGCCCAGAAAACACCATCCCTCCCACAGCCCGGAAAAACCAGACCCCACCTCGAAGCCCCACGCACAAGGAAACAACAGAAGGCATCGCAGACAACTACAACACAAGTCTACACGAGAAATGAGAGAAGCCACTAGAACAAGCGAGAAGAACATAGGAGCATATACAAGTACCCGTATGACGAGTACAAGGGAGGGATAGGAGCGAGAAAAGGATGAAGAGCGGATAGAGTGGGGATAAGACTGAATGGGGTAGCCCGTAGAAGGGGATGTGACGAGAAACGAACAAATAAACATGACTCTAGTGGGGATAGTGGGCGGCGTGGGTGTGGTGTGGCGAAATCGTTGAACTTCCTGCCACTTGCAGTGTGCTTCGCACACACCACAGGGCGTGCGGAAACCCCATATAATTCAACCTCCACACAACACAGCTAAATAATTATACTTTCGCACACATATCACCCAACACCGCATGGCATTTTGCGTGCAAAAATGCATCATAGAGCAGGGCTCGGAGGGCATGCGCAAACCACACCTCGGAGGGGCAATCTCACCCTCCGACCGCACACCCTCCGAGGGGTGCCCGCTGCCTACCGTCCGGTAGACAATCTGGCGCTCCCAGCTACCAGATAACACATGCCTGGTTGGGTGGGATGAGTGTCTCGGCGGAGGGCTCCGAGGTGGGGGCGATTGCGGTGTGAAAGCGGAGCGACCCCCCCACTGTGGACGGAAGCGTGGGGTGGGCTGCGCCGCAGCCCAATGCCTGGCACAACCACCCCACGCTTCCCACGCCACCGTCTCACACTTCCACCCCTTTTGAACCACTCAACTACCACCCAATCACCCAACACCCATGGCCCCCACACCTCCGCCCCACCACCTGTTTTCAGAGAAAACCCCACGCCCACACGTCACCGTCCCACACCCAACCCCACACCCCATCCCGCTCACCCCATCCACGCCATCACCTGTTTCTAGCCAAAACCCCACACCCATGCACCACAGAACGCAACAATCGTCCCCGCCAAGACCACTCAAGCGACCACTTTCCCCGTCTCGGGAATCGAACGACCACTATTCAAAGATATCAACACACTCCCAGAAAATACACCCGAAACACACCTAAAATACACACGCGCGTCCTTGCCCGCTATTGCCATCCGCTGTTTTCAGAAAAAACCCCACGCCGACACGTCCCAACCCCACACCCGCAACCCACCTCACACCCCATTAGGTTTGAAGGGTTGCCCGAGGCATTCTACACGAAAGCACCCCGTCTCACCTACCGGCCCACCGCAGACGAGACACTGTCCACCGCCGCCCGTTCGAGTCCCATCCCTATCCCCAACCCCGTCTTCAGCCCACTTCCGAAGCTCCGCTGAATACTCGTCATCGACCTCGCCCCCACCCAACGTGTCCCTGCCCCTCAACCCACACCTTCTCCGCGCCCAGTCCATTTTCGGAGGGTGCGAGGTATACACCCTCCGACGGTTGTACACCTTGTCGTGGTCGCAGGCGCTTTGGGTTTCATTCGGCTTGCTGTAGTATCGGTCCAGACGGATGTTTGTCGTCATCGCGGTCACCTCCGGCCAACGTATTTCTGAATGTGTCCTTTCCGGCAAGCTCCGATGTTTCGCCAATCGGTCGCCCACAGGCTAGACTCTGTCGCATTCCGATTCAACCCTGTTAGGAGCCTATCAATGACAATTCCCAAGGCACTCGCCGACGCTCTGAGTGGCACCGGGGTGAGCGAAGCGCACGCCGCTGTTCTTCTGGAGCTTCTTTCCACTTCGCTGGGATGGGGCGAGACATCGGACTGTGCCTCGCGCTTCACTCCAGACGGTGGTTTTGCAATCCGGCTGCTCAACGGCACTGGCGTGCCGAGCGTGAGAGGCTCGGTTGTAAGTGTCGACCGGGCGGCGGAGGGCGGCTTTGTCCTCGCTCCGGCGGATTCATTCGATCCCTTCGGGGTTGTGTATGAGAACGGCGCTGCGGCGGGCCAGCCCACGTGGGTGGTGGTTGGCGGCATAGCCCATGTATTGTTGGAGGATGGCACTGCCGCTGTCCATGGCAACTGGGTGAAGGTATCCGCTTCGGCGCCAGGGCGAGCCTACGCTGAAGCGTCAACTCCGCCGGTGACCGGACTGTTGGAGCAAATCGTTGACCACTTCCGTGAGGTGGGTCACTGTCTCCAGAGTCGCATCGCCGGTGTCGGTGTGCTTAGTCGTTGTGTCTTGCATTTCAATTGAGCAGACTCGGGCTAGACTAAGACTGGGAGGTGTCCAATGCTCCTGGTCCGAATGTTGTCCAAGGTCGCTCACTTCATCTTGCCATGGTCTCATGCTCATTATCGGACGGCCGTTGAGGTGCCGACTCTGGTGTACATCGTTGATTCCCGTTCTGCGTTGTCGCGGCTGTATCCCGGATGGCACTGGCGCATTCGCTTCGGTGTGTACACCTTGTATTCGAGTGCAGATGCGATGGACCGAGTGGACTCTCACCCCAGCCCCACTACTCGCTCTGCATGGGCATTTGGGGTATTGTTTCCGATGATGTTCGCCTTTGCGGATGTGGTGACGATGGTCAGAAAGGAAGTGAGCGATGGCCCAGATATCCCGATACACCCGGAAAATGGTGGCTGAGGCGGTGTCAACGATCTATGGTCGGTTGGCATCGGGCAAGAGCGACAAAGAAGTCCAAGAAGAAATGGGACTTTCAGCCAGCGAATACAATGAGCTGAAAGCCGCTATGTTTGACCAGGAGTCTGAGAACCTTCGCCGCCGGCCGGTGGAGCACGTCTATGTTGACTACATGATGAAGCAGGCAGAGAACGTTCGTGACCTATCGGCCATGATTGCCGAGTTCAAGCGGTCCAAGCAGTATTCCGCCATGGTCGGCGCAGTGCGCGCCCGTTCAGAGATATACGACAAGCTGATTGACCGTGGGCAGAGCTTCGGCCTCATCCATCGCCAGCCGGAGCGCAAGGAGGTGGTCAACGGCGTTATCGTGACCGAGTTGAGCAACAAGGAATTGCGTTCCATGATCACCTCGGAGCTGGCGGTGCTAGAAAAGTTGATGTCCAAGTATGGTGATCAGTCCATTATCGACATGGACCCTCGCCAGCTCGCTGTCCACAACGCGACAGATCCGAGCCCGGAAGCGTCGCCCGAGCCCCATCCCGAGTCGGCACCCCCACACCCCACACCTCCGCCCCCACCCAAGAAACCCACCGGCGGCACAATCAGACACGCCAAACGTCCCAAAAATAATGGCAAAAAACGCATCAGCCTTGGCCCAGTCCCACTCTGAAGTGATATAGAAACACGCCGAAAACCACACGAAAAAGGCCCTAAAACACGCCGAAAACCAGACGAAAATGGCCGAAAACACGCCGAAAACCAGACGAAAATGGCCGAAAACACGCCGAAACAGTGCGATTTGGCTGTTTTCGTGCCTTATAACCAGCCGAAACCAGCGGAAAACGGCTGATATACCGATCGGAAGCGCTCCGAGCGTCTGTTTTATCAGCCTTTATCAGCTCCAGTCAGCCAAGGCTTCAGCGTCGCCCACGTCACCGCTGTAGAAAGTCCCGACGGGCAACGAAAGGCACCGAGGATGGCAAAGAACCGAGAAGACAAGCCAACGGGTGCCGGGACCCGGGAAGCCCTCCGTGCACGAAGGGCGGCGGCGAAGCGTGAGATGTTAGCGGGGTGCTCGATGAACGAGGCAGCGAAGCGTGTGCGCAAGCGCTTCGGGCTCGGAGTGTGCTTTGCGACGCTGAAGGAAATTGAGACGGAGATTGCCCGGGAGAAACCGCAGCGCCGGGGCAAGAAGTCCAAGTCCAACTTCGATTGGTACGCAGCGCGCATCCACAAGGACATGGCCAAGATGGGCATCCAGCGTCTGATGGTCGATGCCAGCGGTTATTGGGAGATCACGCGCACTGAGGACGGGCACCTGGCGTGATTCTTGAAGTGTAATCCCTAGTGAATCACTCAAACGTTTTGGAGGATATGATGTTGATTGCGGGGACGCGAGCAGGCGACGGGACGCCGATGGTGGTTATCGGGCTGTCAGAGATGAACCTCCGGAAGCTCCGAGAAGGCATGCCCATCCACAAGACACCGTCGGCGACGGGCGGAGCGTTGAATTTCCATCTGGTGATTGAGTACGGTGAGACTGAAAACGACATCATCCGACGGCTCCAGGACGCGGGGTTCAACTTCACCTCCGACCCTGAAGAGCACCGGAAGCGGCCAAATCCAGATCCAAACGGGCACTGAGCATGAAGCTGTACCACGGCACCTCCGCCGACGTTGCCCGACGGGCACCCTCCGAGGGGCTGGCCCCACGGGCGGTCACCCGTCGGAAGTCCAACTGGCGTATCGGCTCCACTGACCAGCTGGTGTATCTCACGAGCACCTATGCTCTTCACTTCGCCTTCAACGCCACCTCCGAGGGCGAGCGTTGGGGGGTCGTGGAGGTGGACACAGACCGTTTGGACCAATCCCTCATGTATCCCGATGAAGACTTTTTGGAGCAGATATCCCGAGGGGTGCACACTCGCCACACGGCGCCGCCAACCAAGGTCGACATCCAGGAGCGCACGCTTTGGTATCGGGAGCGGCTTTTGGAGTACCAACCGCTGTGGCAGGACTCGCTGGACAATCTCGGGTGTATCGGCTACAGGGGCAAGATGCCCGGTTCAGCGGTGACTCGGGTGTCGCTGTATGATCCCGAGAGCAATCCGACGGTGACCGGGATGGCCATCGACGGGATGGTGCTGGTGGCCAACTACAGGGTGTGCGGGGACATGCATCGAGCGTTGACGGAGTGGGTGATGGGCGACGCGGTGGCGCCACAGCGTCTGTGTATCGGATGGGAGCTGCTCCCGGAGCAGCACCAGGAGCGCTTCGCGTCGGCGCTGAACGACACCTCGGGCATCGAGATCGTCTATGATCGGAGCGGCGACCATCTTTAATCGATGACAGGGCGCTGCGGTTCGGGGCGTGTGATCTGAGGCGACTGAACTATTGGAATTCAAACTCCGGGAATTGGAGAAGACCCCATTGTTGACCAGAAGTGCTGATTTTGTACTCAGGATGCATAAGGCGGGTGTCGACTTGCCCACAGCCAATGCTTTGATGGAGCTGGCGTCGCTGTACGACCCGGTGATCCGGGCATCCATGACGACGTGGCTCAACCACAGGCCCGACGCGCCAGTGGCTCAAATCTTGGCCGCCTGTCTAGTTCAGCACGCGAAATATCTCACCGAAGTCATCAAGGCGACCACAGAGCGTCAGCTTCGAGAGTGCTTGCCGCCCATGATCATACAGCAAGACAACCACTTCAAGCAGGACGGAGGGTGAGATGCTCTACAGCGACGACAGACGCATCCAGTTCGCTGTGCTGAAGGGGTGCGTGGAGCATGGGCAAGCGGGTGCTTACTTCGGGAGCTGGTTGGGGCTGGAACACCATGTCCAGACCGTGATTGACGCCGGGTGGATAGACTCGGACTGCAAGCCCACTGAACGAGGGTGGACGGTGTATGACCAAAGGGATTTGGCGTCACTTCCGCAGGTGCCCGGCAGGCGTTGGTATTTGTGGACGTGGAGCAAGAAGCAGCGAGGTTGGGAATGACGGAGTTGACTTTGGCGGTCTTGGAGAACATGCTCAATCGCGCTATGCGGAACCGATGCGACGGCGCCGCCGCCAACTACGCGGCGGCCATCGAGGTTCTACAGCGGAGAATTGAGGGGCAGCGCGCTGGCACGCGTGGGATAGACCAAGGGTTGCCAGACCCTGAAACCGAGCACCGGTTTCCAAGCCGGAGGGCCTGCGTGGTCGGCGGGGGTGCCTTGACGGCACCTAAGCTCTACATCCCAGCCCCACCCTCCGAGCGAGGGCGTCAAGGCGCGGTGTAGTCAGCCTCAAAGATCTGAACGGCGACGGTCACGCAGTAGGCAGCAAGCTCTTCAGCGGTGAGAGTCTGGAAGGCACCCGCGCCCATGCCTTCCAGGACGCAAGCGCCCGCAAGCTCCTGCACTTTCTTGGTAGGATCTTTGGGTTTGGGATCAGGGCCAGCGATGCTGCTGGCGACGGGCACGACCATAGCAAGGGCAAGCCCGAGGGCGATGATCACTTTATGCATTGTTGTCCTCCCTTGAGTACAGTCTAGCCGAAGCTGCTCAAGCGAGCTATCCTGCCGGGACCCTGGATGCTGGAGATTTGGCGTCGGCGGAATGTATGCCGCCGGTCAACAGCAGGAATTGACCTGAGTCTGTGGAGCACAGGCGAGCCGGGGAACACAGCGCGATGTCTGTTGGCCAGCATCGCGCCGCTCTGCCGGTCATAATCCCTTCGCGGAAAGCCGATGGCTGCGAAGCAGGCAAATCGTGACGCCGTGGAACAGGGAGGTTCCACACCTCCGGCACCAGGTAACTGAACAGGAGCGCAAGATGTCAGAAAAACAAATCAAGAAGGTGAAGGAAACAACAGTGAAGCTGGCAGTGGCGGCGATGTCCGCCAAAGCATTTGAGAATTTTGACTCCGATGAACTAGCCCAATATTGTTGGGACGTTGCGGCGGCCATCGACGCCTTTGACGACGATGACATTGAAGAGGATGATGACGAATGAAGATGACGTTTGGCGAAGCACTTGAGCAGCTCAGAATCGGCGGCAAGGTCTACCGCGAAGGATGGAATGGCAAGGGCATGTGGCTCGCGTTGCAGGAGCCGGATGAGAACTCAAAGATGACTTTACCATACATCTACATGAGCACGGTGACAGGGGACCTCGTGCCTTGGCTGGCATCGCAGACCGACATCCTGGCGATTGATTGGTGTCGGATAGATGAGGGGTGAATTGCGAATCAGCAAACGCGCCCATCTTTGTCGCCGTTGCGCGGCTCAATCCAAATGATCAAAGTCCATCACGTTATCGGCTTGAGCACCTTCTGTCGCCAGCCGCTCGTGAATTTGATACCACTCGACCAACACCGTTGGATACGGGTCGGAACCATCGTGGACCGTCGGAGGATCATGGACGGCGCCGAGATGTGTCCGGTGTGCGCCGCCGAATATGAAGCGTGGTTGGAATATCAACGTCCAGCTCCAGGGGAGGGAGATGGCGTGCGATCAAGACTTCATGGTGGCAGTTGTGTTGGCGACAATCGTGGTGGGGGCGATTGAGTTTCGCCGGTGGAAAGAAGGGCGGCAACGGCGCTTCTGGATGAAAATGATAGAGCACCAAGAGAAGTTCGACAGAGAAAGCAAGGAGCGATGAACGGACAAGACCAGGGGCAGCGGGTGGAGCTGTTGTCAGCGATGCAAGGGATGGGCGCGTGGGTGGCGGAGGTGGAGAAGCGCTTTGCGGATCTCCGTCGCATCGCCGACGCCGCCGGCATCCAAGGGTGGACGCAAGCGTTTGTCGCGGTGCTTCACGGAATCAAGACCGCTTCGGCTCAAGCTCAATTGGCCGCCGAGCAATTTGTCATCGCATCGCAGGCGCTTGATGTTACGATAGGTGGGTTGGTGAAGCATCTCGGACCCGAGGTGGTGAGCAAGTTGATTCCGGAGCCGCCCTTCAAGGTGGTGAAGATGGACGATGACAGCGCGGAGATTTCCCGGCTGAACTGAGGTTTGCGATGTTTGACGATGATGAAGAGCCACAGGATGAAGAGACGCGGTTGATGACCGACAGGGGCATGGTGGTGGTCCGAGTGGATCGGCGCGGGGATGTGCATCTGGGATTGTCCAGGACATCGGATGCCGACCACGAGTGCGAGGTTGAGTTGCAACTGACACCGAGGCAGCTCCGCTCCCTGGCTGATGAGCTACGCTACTTGTCATCCAAAGAGAGTGAATGAGCCCGGTGGATAACAAGGGAGGGCTCGTGGACGACACCGAAGTGACACATCTGCGCCGACGGATTCAGGAGCTGGACGCTGAATTGGCCGAGAATGTGTCTAGGCGCAGCGCAGCGGAAGCGTCTGTGTCTAGGCTCCAGGGCGAGCTAGAACAGGCTAAGAACGCAACGCGAGCGTGCGACGCGTGTGTCGGGCTCTTGGACGTCATCGTGGCAGATCGGATCATCGGCACCCTCCGGCGTTTGTGGGCAGAGATGCCACTGGCTCTTGAAGAGCTGACTGAGTGTCGCGTGAAGGGCGAGGATGGCGAAACCTCCCTGTTGATCGTGCTCAACGAGGTGGCCGGGCGCTTCGCCGACGGATATGGACGCATCGGTGCCGTGTATGATCTGTTGTGCGAGAAACACGGGCCAGATCATGAAGGGTTGGAGGTGGCCAAGGGGCTCAAGGAGGGGTCGCCTTGCCCCATCGCGGGGTGCGAGGGCTCGATCAAACGGGGTCGCCTGCTAGGGTTCAGGAGGACACGTGCCCAATGAGCCCATCCCAAAACGCAAGGCGCGGCGACCACCCGTCAATCAGAATGGGTTACAGCATGGCACCATCGCCGATTCAAGGGAGGTGATATCCCGATTGAGGCGACGCTCATTTGCCCAGTTTGCGGTCGTGGATTGACTTCGCACCAGGGTGGATTGGTATGCTTCAATTGTCGCAACGTGATTGAAACGGGTTGCGATTGATCGACGGAAGCTGTGCTTTCAATTGGTCCGTCAAGGGACCGGACAGGAGGATGTTATGAGTGAATACACAATGAAGTTCAACGAGGCAGATGAGGCGTTGTCGGCCATCAATGGCGAGTCCTATTGGAATGTGTTGGATCAATTCTCGGGAGCGCTATTGGAGGCCATTGACGATGCCGATGATGAGAGCCTGAAGGTGCTCATCCACGTCAAAGGGTTGTTTGTGAAGGCGCTTTTGGAGCATCAAGTGATGATCCCTGAAATGTTCGAGTCAACAAAGGATTGACCATGAAGGGCTGCCATGACTCTGATAGAACAGCTGAAGGACAGGATTCAGGGCAAAGCGCCGAAGGGCGCCAAGCGGAGTCCCAGTTGGAGCAAGATCAGGGCAGCCCATCTAGTAACACATCCGGTTTGCCAGGTGTGCGGGAGCTCAAAGAGGCTGGAAGTCCACCACAAAATCCCGTTTCACCTGGCGCCGGACATGGAGCTTTCAACGTCCAACCTGATGACCTTGTGCGAAAACAGACGCTATGGGATCAATTGTCACTTGCTTATCGGCCATCTAGGCAATTATCGTCGTTTCAACAGCGAAGTGTATTTGGATGCGATGATCTGGATGCACAAGCTGAAGGGAGGATAGTTGTCATGGCCGAGGCACTGCTCAAATTTGACCTCATTGAAGAGCGTGAAGACTTCGACAACGCCATCAAGGGCAGCTCCTATCGCTCCGCGCTGTTCGACATCGACCAGTGGTTGCGTTCCAAACTCAAATATGAAGAGTTGACTGAAGCCCAACACGAAGCATACGAGACGACGCGGAAACAGCTCTGGGACATCCTGAATTCCAACGGTGTTGAAGAGCTGTGCTGACGGAGGGTGCGATGGTGATGGATATGTCAGACCTGGAAGATCGCTTTGTGTATCACCCGCCCAACGCCAACCAGCAGCGCCAATACGAGAAGGTGCGCGGGATGGCTTGGGCGTTTGCCAAGTTGCTGTCAGCGGTGGTTCCAGCAGGACGGGAGAAAGCACTGGCGTTCACGCATCTGGAGCAAGCGATGATGTGGGCCAACGCCGGCATCGCTCGACACCCAGATGGGGCGTCAGAGCCATCTCCGTCAGCATAGGCTCCGCCGGTTACAGCCCAATCTGATCCCAAAAGGATGCACCTTGGTCACCGGTGCAGACCACAGGCCCAGCTTCCAATTGCACTTCAGCAGCCCAATCCAATTCAGCTTCGGAGGGCGCCGCGTTGGTCAATTCCCAAACGTAGTGCGCACCCAAAGCGGGATACAGGGGGACTTCCAAAGCGCAGCCCTTCCAATTGGCTTCTACATTGCGGAGCGATTCATCATAGCGGGCTCCGTCGATCACCGCTTCTTGTGTCCAGCGGATCTCCCGCAGCGACCTCCAAATGGAGGCATCATCGGCATCATCCAATTCCCAATGGTCTCGGGCATCGCGTCGGAATAGCTGGACAGCGAGGGTGAGATGCTCCTTGACCGGGTTGGCCCCGGTCCCATCCTCCAGCACGACAGGCACCCCATCAATCGTGTAGGATTGATTGCCCATCCCACACCCCACGAGGGCGAGAAGACAGACGGCTGCAATGACAAACTTCATGGGCACCTCCCTTGTGGCAACTCTTGGAAGTGTAACCGACAGAAGGACTCCGCGCCGCTGTTTCAGCTAAGATACTTACACCACATACTTCAGCGAGGTGATCATGAGGTTACTATCATCCATCTGCGCGGCAGCCCTGTTGGCGGGCTGCTCTGTGATCCAATTCCGGCTGCACAAACCCGAGCCCGTGCTGTTGCATGCCTATTCGCAGTTGCCGACCAGCAGCGCTGCGATCAAGAACCTGAACAGGGACTCGGACGGGGATGAATGGATGGTGGGTGGGTTGATCCTCCCTGAAAAACAAGAGCTGGAGCAGGTGCCGGTGTTACAGCTTCCCGCGCGGGCGCGCGGGCTCGCGGGCGCGTTGCCTCGCATGGTGGACAATTCCGCCAAGAAGTATTGGCGAGGTATCTTTACTCAGAAGCACGGGAGCTGTGCTCAGGCCAGCGCTATCGCCTATGTCTATGGCTATGAGGTCAATCGGCTCCGGAACCTGGACGCCAGCGACCCTGTGAATAAGTATCCCACGCACTGGACATACAACTTTGTCAATGCCGGATATGATCGGGGCTCGTGGATGATGTGGGGCTGGGAAGTTGGCAAGAGTCTAGGGATCCCGAGTGCCAAGGCATACGGGACAGAAACCGGCTATGATCTGCAATATTGGCCATCTGACTATGCCGTGTATGAGGACGCCATCGACAACCGGGTGGACCGATACTTCATCATGCGCATTGACACCAAGGCGACGCTGGAGCAGTTCAAGCGCTATCTGTACAACCACGGAGCTGATGGCCAAGATGGCGGGGTGGTGTCCATCGCCGCCGGCTGGTCAACGGGCTACACAGAGGCACGCATCCCAGAGGGCCAACACGGCGCCGGCAAGAAGCTCATTCAGAGCTTCGGAGCCCAAGTCAACCACGCGGTCACCATTGTGGGCTATGACGACGACATCTGCCACGACTTCAACGGGGATGGCATCTGCACGGATGATGTGGACTTGAACGGGGATGAGAAGATTGACCTGAAGGACGCCGAGAAGGGCGCCTTCATCATGGCCAACTCTTGGGGTGTCGGGTGGGGCAACGACGGATACATCTACATCCCATATCGGCTGGGTGCTGTCGGTCACGCAGAGGGTGGCATCTACATGAGCTATGTGTATGGGGTGATTCCTCGGGTCGACAAGGACAAGCAGTTGGTGTTGCGCCTGGCCATGCAGCACGACAAGCGCAACAAGCTCCGCCTGATGAGCACCTATGAGCGGGCCAAGGACAACAAGAAGCCCTCCAACTACAGCTACTATGGCTTGCAGGCGAGCGGCGGCAACTATCCGCTCAACGGCAAGGACGGAGGGGCGGTCACCTTCGGGTTGGACCTCGATCTGCTGTTGGGCAATGAGAATCTGAAGCAAACACTGGACATCGGGAGCGTCGTGGACGCGGCCAGCGGCGGCGTCGGCAAAATTTTGTCAATGGAGATTGTGGACTATGTGAACAACAAGGTGACAGTCGCTGACGCTCGGGATGTCAACATTGAGACCGGCCGCAACATCGTCCGGACCCTTTGGGACTCCGATGCCGATCCGGATCCGGAGCCGTTGAAGCCATGTCGAGTTGGGCCTGTGGCCAATGCCGGCGCAGACATGATGGTCGGCGAATATTGCGCGCTGACGCTCGATGCGACAGGCTCCTATGATGCCGACGGCAAAATTGTCAAATATTCTTGGTCCCAATTGTATGGCCCTCAGAAGTTGGAGATCAAGAATGCCGACCAGGTGGCGGCGACAATCCTGATCCCCGTTGTGAAGGCAGATGAGCGCTATGCCTTCCGAATCACGATCACCGACAATGATGGATTTGTGACATCGGATAGCGTCGATGTGTTGGTGATCGATCGGTTTGAATGATGTTACTCGGAGGCAGCGGCGCGGCGGATATCAGCGGCGTCTGACAGGCGGCACGCGATAGACTTCAGCACCAGCTCCAGGGCGTTGTCAACGGCCAAGCTGTAGGGTGTCGGCTCGGAGTCGCCGCCGGGACCGCAGCAGCCATCGGGGCAGCGACCTGCGAGCAGGTTGGCGACGATGTATGCGCCGGTGAGCTCGTCAACTTCAGGGGAGGATTCCATGTGCGCCTTCAGCCGGCTGTCGAACCTGGACCGGATCTCCTCAATGCTCGGCAAGGTTGTGTCGCTCGGTGCCGTCGCTGGCGCTTCTGCGTGCGCGGCGGCTTGGGGCTGGGTACTGGCCTGCGGGTTGCTCGCCGCTGCCGGAGGGGGCGTTTTAGCGTCTGAAGCGTGGCTGTGGCTGCTGGGGCGGCTCGTGGTCTTGTGACCGCCCTTGCCGGCGCAGACGGGGCCCAGACCGCTGGCGATGGACTCCGGGACGGTGAGCTTGCGGCCGCAGGCGCCGCAGCTGCCGGCGTGCCAAAACTCGATGCCGCTGATGTCGGCGTTGTCGAGCAGACGGGCTAGGAACCAGCAGAAGCCCTTGGCACTCGGAGCGTCGGAGCGGACGCGGCTTTTGGCTGTGAAGCGGACGGTGCGCGCGTTGTTCGGGAAGATCACGCCCATGTAGCTGTAGGATGACTCGTTGTCCGTGCCGCTGAGGAGCCCGATGAAATAAGGGCGATCCTCTTCATCGCCGTCGGCGCGTTTGACTTTATAGGTGAAGCGGGTGCCGGTCTTGACGCTGACGAGGGTGAAAGTCGCGTTGCCCGCGAAAAGGAAGTTGCGGATGGTCTCGTGGTCGGTGATCTTTGCTGACATGGCTGTCTCCGTTGTTTCCCTTGTCCGTCTATCTATCATAAGTCCATCCACCCTAAAAGTCGAGTGGAAACGACTCAAAATCGACCCAAGGAGGCAACTTTTTTGGCTTCATTTTCAAACATTGGATTTCATTGTGATTCTGGCGCTTGCGGGAATCATACAGCCAGGGTATCCTTGCCGCTGAACGAGTCTCCAGCGCGTCGACAGTGAGGTCGGCGAGCAGGCGTGCGGCTGCCCAGGACGCAACGCTGTCAAGAGGCCAATCACATTCATCACGGAGGTGAGTCATGGGTTCTGGTGTACAACGGCAAGTGACGGGCAAGCTCATCGGGACGGGCGCAGATTTGGAAGTGCGCACGGTCACTTTCCGACCGGCCAAGGTGGAGCTGTACAATGAGGATGGCGTCTGTCACGCAGTCTGGACCAAGACAATGGCGGATGATGCGATGATGAAGACAGTCACCGCCGGGACGGTCTCTGTGGTGACGAGCAACGGGATCACCCCGCTGTCGGATGGCTTCGCGTTGGGCGCCGACACGGACCTCAACGTGTCGGGCGAGGCAGTACACTGGGTGGCGTCCGAGTAACACAGGCGCATTCCAATCGGAGCACAGAGGTGGCCCTGGAAGCTCCGGGGCTGCCTCTTCACCGTTGAAGGGGCACGGACATGCCAGACCCTCAATCATCGCCCGAGTTGGCCCCCAAATACATGTACCATCGCACGGCCACCGCCGTCGATGTTGTCGCCAATCTCACCAGAGCACACGGCGTCAACGCGGGCATGTATCGCTTCGCCCACGTCCAGGTCATCCCGAGCGGCGGAGCTGCTCCGGCCGTTGAGATCTATTGGTGGAGCGAGGCAGCGGGGAAGTTCATCAAGGACCAAGCGGTGTTGGCCAAAGCAGGACTTGGGGCCAATGTGCCGTTTGAATTCAGCATCGACGCGAGGGGCAGGATCTTTGCTGTAGTCTTCACGACACTCGCCGCCGGATCGGTGGACGTGTACGTGGCGGGGTTTCAGCACGAACAGGTTTCTTGATCATGCCATTTCCGAATGAGCATGCGGCTCGTCAACTGCCACCGAGCCAATTCAAAGAATTCCGCCGATCGGGGCTGGGATTTCCAAAAGGCATCTCGGCCATCATTGGCATCCGGAGCAACGGCAAAACAGCCGTCCAATCTCTGCGCTTTGATCGAACCAAGTGGACCGTCGCCAGCGCTCGCTCCTGGCTCAAGGATCACGGGTTCAAGTCAGGGCTGGAGGCTGCCGCCCGGAAGTCCATTGATTGGACCGGGGTGATCTGAGTGCCATCCAAACATTCCGCTGCCATACCGATGATGAAAGGGAGCCCGGGGATGCTGGCGCGTGCCGAGCGTTCTCAGCTCTTGGAGTTGTACGAACACTACAAACAGATGGGCGCCGAATGGATCAGACGTCAGATCCTGAAGAACAATCGTGTGGATATACTGGCAACCTATGTGCTGGGCTATCAAGTGGAACCATTCCACCTCGGCATGATGCGCTTCCAGTTCATCCATCCGGACAATCTTCAACTTGCCTTCCGAGGGGCGGGCAAGTCCACAGTCTGCACGATCACCAAGGCCATCCATCTTCTGTTGAAAGACCCCAACATCCGGATCCTGATCGCGTCTAAGACCTCCACGCAGGCCGAAGCGTTCTTGAAGGAGATCAAGGCGCACTTTGAATCCAATGACCAGCTCACGGAGTTGTTTGGGCCATACTTCGATGCGCGCAAGACGCGCAAGTGGGACAACTCCGAGATTGAGGTGTTGCCTCGGACTTCCACAGCCAAGGAGGGCTCGATCACGACGCTGGGTGTTGGAGCGCAGGTGGTCGGCAAGCACTATGACGTGCTGATCAGCGATGACCTCGTGGATGAGGACAACAGCCGTACACCCTACATGCGAGACAAGACTCGCACCTGGTATTACCAGTCATTGGACCCTACGTTGGAGCCGCCGGATGCCACCGTGGCGCATCGAGGGGAGCATCATCGGCTCGGGACGCGCTATCACTATGATGACCTGTATGGTCATCTACAGGCCAATGAACTGCGGGGCCACTACAACGTCATTCGGGCATTGGACGACCACGAGCGGAGCCCTTGGCCCAGCAAATACCCAGCCAGTTGGTTCAAAGAGAAGCGGGCCAAGGCGGGAGTGATCATCTTCAACGCTCAGTTCCAGTGCGACACCGAAGCGATGAAGGGCGAGGTGTTCCAATACGATGACTGCCAGGTCATCGAGCCGGATCAAATCCCAGCAACCCTCCGAGTGTTCATGGGCGTGGACCTCGCCATCAGCCAGGATGATGCCGCCGACCATTTTGCCATCGCCGTTGTGGGCATCGACCCTGACAAGAATCATTACCTGCTGGACTGGTATGAGGCGCAGCTCCGCTTCAACGCGCAGACGCAGAAGATCATTGATTACTACCGCATCTGGGACCCGATACGCTGCGCCATTGAGACCAATGCCTATCAGGACGCCCAATACCAAAACCTCAAGGATGAGGACAAGGAGCTGCGGCTCAAACCGGTGAAGACCGACAAGGACAAGATTGCGAGGGCGTGGAAGTTATCCGCCATCTTTGAGGACAAACGGATGTTCTTCAAGAAGGGCGCCCGCACCCAACACGCCATTGAACAGCTGGTGTTGTTCCCCAACTATCGCTTCAAGGACTTCTTTGATGCTTTGGATTTGGCGGTGACGGCAGGTAGAATGCGGAAGCGACGCCGACGCCGGAGCCGTGAACCGGGTGTCCTCTGAATAGGAGCGTGTTGTGGCCGATGTGAGCAAAGTGACGCCGTTGGAAATCAACGCCAACGCCGCTGGGGCCCAAGCCAACCAAAAGGCACTAAGCCAAATCCGGGCTCGGGTCATCGAGGTGAAGACCGACAAGCGATTGGACAAAGCGGCGCCGGGGATGTCCCAAAAGACCCCTGAAGATCCCTTCTATGCGCTATCGCACAAGGGGATGACGATTGAGCCGCCGTTTGATATGCTGACCCTGGCGATGCTTCCCGAGCACAACTCTGAATTGAATCAATGCATCGAAGCCATGGAGATCAACATCGATGGTTTCGGCCATCGTTATGTGTCTCGGGTGCTGCTCAACGGCGAGACAAAGCCGCCTGAAGAGCTGGTGATGAAAGTCAGGACGGAGCGGGTGGCGCTGGAAAACTTCTTCAGCTACTGCACCACGGAGTCCTTCACCGAGTTCAGGCGGAAGCTCCGCAAGGACTTGGAAGCCACCGGCAATGGCTATTTCGAGATCATCCGCAACGCTGCCGGACGCATCCAGGCGTTCACGCATATCCCGTCCTATCAGATGCGGCTCGGACGATTGGACCCTGAACCAATCCTGATCGATCGGCCCATCTTGGAGCTGCGCATCGACGGGAGTGTCAAGGCGTCCACCATCAAGCAGTGGACTCGGTTCAGGAAGTATGCCCAATCCAAAGCAGTCCATCTCCGGAACCTGACCACGCTCGGTGGCTACAAGATCCGATGGTTCAAGGCATTTGGCGACCCTCGGATGTATCATGCCAACACCGGTTTGGAAGATCCCACAGGCTCCCTGCCGCCTGAAGAGCAAGCCAACGAGGTGATTCACCTGACCCAATATTCAGCTCGGACCCCATACGGGTTGCCGCGCTACATCGGCAACCTGCTGAGCATTTTCGGGGACAGAGCGGCTGAAGAAATCAACTTTGTCACTTTCCGCAACAACAACATCCCGTCGATGGTCGTGCTGGTATCCAACGGCCAGCTCACGGAGGGCTCGATCCAACGCATCGAGTCCTTTGTGGAGTCGCAGATTCAGGGCTCGGACAATTACAGCAAATTCCTGCTGCTGGAGGCTGAGACTCTGGAGGAGTCTGGTGAAGACTCCGGGATGCACACCAAGGTCGACATCAAGCCGCTCACCCAGGATCAACACCGGGACGCGCTGTTTCAGAACTACAGCGGCAACAACCGGGACCAAGTGCGGCGGTGCTTCCGTTTGCCCCCAATTTTTGTTGGCCGCTCCGATGACTACACCCGAGCGACGGCGGAGTCCAGCCGGCGGTTGGCCGATGAGCAGGTGTTTGCTCCGGAGCGGGATGAATTTGATGCCGTGATGAACCGGGTGATCTTCCCGCACATGGGGATCATCTACCACAAATTCAAATCCAACAGCCCCAACACAACCGACAACCAGCAGCTGGTCAAGATCCTGGCGGGTGCCGAGAAGACCGGCGGGATGACGCCCGAGATTGCTCGACAGATGCTGGAGGACATCCTCAGCGCAGAGCTGCCGGGCTTCCCGGATGACTTCCCTGCCAATGTGCCGTTCAGCCTAACGATGGCGGAGGCAGTGAAGAACAAGGCGGATGCATCGGAGCCTGGACAGCAGGTGACGGCGCTCAAGGCGCTCACGGAGGATGACGAGGGGGGCGTGTTTGAAGCGGAGTGTTCGCATTGCGGCAACACGGAGCTGGTCCAAGGCATCGAGAAATCGGATGATGACCTGGTGGACCACCTCATCCAGTTGAACCGGCGGATTGAGAAGCGTTGGGAAGCGGCGGCGGTGGCCGAACACGAGGATGAGCCAGACCTCGGCATTGAGGAGTGACCCGTGAGTGACGAGGTGGTCAACCTGCGCTCTCACATGCGTAGGACCGGCAAGTTGTATCTCGGGCTCCGCGTATCAGACCGAATGATCACCAAGGTGTTGCGGATCTCGGAGTTGTCGCAGATGGCGAGGGCGGAGGTGCGCCTGCGGAGCCTGCTCTCAGCTCGATGGGACGCCCGAGCGGCGCAAGCCGCCACCATCGCGGCCAAGATGGCGTCCCAGCTCAAGCCGGCAAAGGACATCACATCCGCCGTTGACGAGATCATGGGCGGATGGGCCAAGGATGTTGAGGACATATTCCTGGTTGAGATGCGGCAGTTCTACAGGCTAGGACGCATCCTTGGCCATAAGAAGGCACATCGGCAAATCACCCGGCAACTTCGATATGATGTGCCGGATGAGTCACCAGGAACCAAGGTGCCGAAGCTGGCGACGGTGGAGGATGTCACCAAGGCGGCGGTGAAGGCGGAGTTGTTGCCGGCGTTTGATGTCGTGGACGATGAAGCTCTGGCAGCCCTCCAAAAGAACCAGAAATTTTGGATCGGCTCGCACTACTCCAAGAACGTCGCCGATGAGATTGGGAAGGTCACCCGAGACACGATGATCGCCGCCGGCAAAGACCGGAAGGTGGCCGGCAAGCTGATGCACGAGCGGCTGAAGGCTGTGCTCGGGACGGTGAAGACTCCGGCGGGATTCAAGGGCACTTCCAGCCAGTATTTTGAGGGGCTGGTGGCCAACGCCGCCACCGTCGGGCGCGTCCACGGGCAGATGAGCAGCTTCATGTCCATCGGGATCACCCGATACAAGATCGTGAACCCGGGCGGGAGCCGGATCTGTCCCGTCTGCGCCCATCTCAACGGGACTGTGTTTGAGACCCGTTGGGGCGCCGAGCAGATGGGCGCAGAGCTAGCTGCCAAGAAGCCCGAGGACATCAAGCGACTGCACCCATGGAGATCGCTGAAGCAGGTCAAGGAGATCGCGCCCAAGTCCGGAGCGGAACGCGGCGGAGCCATCGGCAAGCAAGAGAAGGGGCTGGCCGACGCCGGGATGAGCCTGCCGCCATATCACTATCGTTGTCGGTGCAACGTGGATGTTGATGAGCAGATCGGTTCATATGATCAGCTGACACCGATGACTCCGCCGACGCCGACGGTGCCCGCGAAGCCAAAGGTGATGCCGCCGACGGCGCCGAAGCCACCGGTGACGGGCACGGCTCCGCCGGTTCAGGGCAAGTTGTCGCCGGATGACGTCATCGTCCAAAGGATGTTGGCGTCGCACGTGGAATCTTCAACCAAGCTGGGCAAAGGTGTCAACCAAGCGAGCAAGGCTGTCCTGCGGGCTCCAGACGGCAAGAAGACCACAGTTGTCCTGAAGTATGCCGATGACGAGCGGATGTTGATCCGGGAGTCCACCGGCATCAAAGGCGGGACCTATCACCAGCGTGAGGCGGCGTTCTATCAGCTGGACCGGGAGCTTGGGGGCAAGACTCTTACGCCGCCGACGGTGTCGCACGACTTCGGGAGCGGGCTCGGCAAGGCAAGTGCCCAGAAGTGGGTGGACGGAGCCAAGGTTGCCAACAAAACAATCGGCAACGCTTTGGCCAACGTCCCAGAATCTCAGGCGCGGCGGATGTTCCTGTTGGATGCCATTTCGGCCAATGACGATCGCCACACACTCAACGCGCTGTACAAGACGGTGGGCAAGAGAACAGATCTCATCGCCATCGACAACGGGTTGACTTTCCCGCTCAAGCCAACAGGCAGGTTCTTGTTTGCCAAGGCTGAACACAATCTTCAAGACTTGATCCAATTGGACTCCGCCACGCACTCTATGGTCAAAGGGTTGGATTTGAATCGGGTGGCGGCCATATTGGACGCCAACGGCATTGAAGAAACAGCCGCAAGGGCCGCTCTGATCAGGATCCGAGCACTTCAAGGGAATGCCAAGATCATCTTTCAACAGACTCACTCGCTGGGCGGCTCGAAAGTGGAGAGGGTGAGCGACTATGTGCTCAACTTCATTGAGGCATCCCACAAGGCTCCAACTAGGTTGCTGAGCAAATCGGCGTTGGGCGAAGTCGATGACGTGTTGGCCAAGCTGGCCAAGAGCAAAGCGGCGGTGAAGGCGCCGACGCCGCCAAAGGTGGCGCAAGTGTCACCCAAGAAAGTGCCGCCCAAGCCCACGACGCCCAAGCCCAAGCCGGCACCTCCGCCCAAGCCGCCGCCGGAGCTGAAGCCGGTGCCGCCGCCGGAGCCGCCGCCCAAGCCGGCACCGAGCGTGTTTGATGACAAGAAGCAGAAGTGGGCAGCGGGATTGAGCAGTTCAGAGAAGTCGGCGCTGCGGGCGTGGCAAGGTGATTGGTATGAGGACATCCGGGACTTCGATCGGCTAGGTGACGCCGCGAAGGTCGCCAAGGGCGCCCAAGAGAAGCACAAAGCCCTTGTGGCCGCAATGAAGAGAGCGCCCAAATTTGAAGGGGAGGTTTGGCGAGGGTTCAGCCAGCTCGACATTGAATTTGTGGAAAAGTTGATGCAAAGGGGATACATCTTTGAACAAGATGCTCTTGCTAGTTGGTCGCAGAGCAAGAGGGTGGCCCGAGGGTTTGCCGGAGGTTTGGCGAAGCCAAAGACCATGAATGTGGTCATGCGAGTGAAGACAAAGAAGGGCGTGGACATCGCAAACGTAGTGGAGGATTCAGCCGGCTTTGCTCAGGCGGAGCAAGAAGTGATCTTGGCCAAGGGCAGCAAGTTCAGAGTTGTCGGCGTCACCAAGGAGCTTGATAAAAATAGGGTGTGGCTGGACATGGAGGAGATCGATTGATTGCCAATCGCGCATGGATTTCATCGACAAAGCAAAGGTGATCATACGAAAATAGGAGGGCGCGATGCCAAAGCTCAAGTCAGGAAACGAGCGGTTTGTGGAGCAGGACCTATCCAACTGGAGTGTGTACACTCCGGACGGCAAGCCCGTGCTCGTGCAAGGCAAACCTCAGCCGGAGCCGAAGCCAAAGCGTTCAGCGCCCAAGCCCAAGAAGCCATAGGGATAAGCATGAAGGCGAGTCTGTACACAATCGGAGATGACGGGGCGGAGCAGCTGTTGGCCACCTATGAGGTGGTGGACGGCGTTGCGGTAGGCTCGTGGCCCGAGAAGACTCCGCTTCACTACTTCAGAGATCAGATTGAGCAGGACGGTGTCTTTGGCCCGGGGGGCGTCCTGCGCTTCCCCAAGGATGGCAAAAAATTTGTGGAAGCGCTTGAGACCAACTTTGCCAACAGCTCCCGCATAACTGCCAGAGTTTCTTGAATTCCACCATTTGAGCTGTTTCTGAACTTTCTGCGAAGGTTGACGTGTCGCTTGGCGTTTTCCTCTGTTGCGGCTAACCTACATTGGTTGAGCGTCCATCGGGACAGCCACACCAGAGGATGACACGTGACACGCAAACGCAATGCTCACCCTATCGCTGAGAGGGGTCGGCACGTCGCCAAGACCATCACCGCCGACGACATCGCAGCCAGCGGCAAGCTGGTCCCACGCCGGGGACTCCCGGGCGGCTCGGGCGTGAAGCCGAAGCCAAGCGACGATGACGAGAATCAGCGCTTCATGATGGCCAAGAAGGTCGCTGAGGCGGTGGCCGTCATTGAGCAGGCGATGAAGGTGGCAAAGTCCGAGCCCGAGGATGAGCCCGAGGATGAGCTGGAGCCGGAGTCCGAGCCTGAGCAGGACGCCGTTGAGATGGACAAGCGGCTGTATTCGCCTGTGCTGAAGGCGGATGCCACCGAGAAAACTGTCACCGGCGTGGTGCTCCAGCCCGAGGTTACAGATGCTCAGGGCGACATCATGGATGCCCAGGTCATCCGCAAAGCGGCGGAGGATTTTTTGGCCGCCTACAACCGGGCGACCAAGCTGGGCTTGATGCACAAGAAGTTCAACCAGGACTTTGAACTGCTCCAATCATTTGTGGCCCCGCACGGGTTGACGATCAACAACAAGATCGTCAAAGAGGGCGCTTGGGTGCTGAAGGTGCGGGTCAAGAAAGACCAGATCTGGAAGCAGGTCATGGATGGCCAGATCAAAGGTTTCTCCATTGGGGGCAAGGCGCGGGTGGTCAAGCTAGCAGCCCCGAATGATGCCCCAAGGTAGGCAAGACCGATGCGCGCACCGAAGCAGAGATTTGTGGACTTGAAAGTGGGGGAAGTATCCTTGGTGGACAGCCCCGCAAACGAACAAGAGTTCATCGTTGTCAAGCGACTGAATCAGGAGGATGGCGACATGGCCGATGAGATCCAGGACGTCACCAAGGGTCAGCCCGATGGTGAGCAAGTTTCCAACGAGCCCGCAGCCAAAGGCGCGGAGCAGGTCAACGTGGAGGTGGCCAGCACGGAAGCCGTGGAAAAGGCCATGGCGCAGGTCACCCAGTTGGTCGAAAGCATCGCCAAGGCAGCAAATGCTTCGGAGCCCTCCGAGGTGGACACCGAGAAGGCAGATGCTGAGAAGATGGACGCCGAGAAGGGCGATTGGCCCAAGATGCGCAAGCAGTTTGAGAGTGAGCTGAAGGCTTGCGGCGTCAAGGGCGGAGCGATGACCAAGGCCATGGAGCGCTTCGACAAGGCATTCATGCCCTTCAAGCCAGGTGGCGGGGCCAAGCCGCCGCTCAAGAAAGCAGAGAAGTCGATGGACGACACGGCAGATGAATCCGTCCAGAAGATCCTGGAGGTGTTGAGCATGGGAGTCCAGAAGGCCAAGGCATTCACGCCGAAGCGTGAAGAGGCACTGAAGGCAGCCGTGGAGACGCTTCAGGATCTGCTGAAGGAGCTGTCGATGCAGTCCATCCCACAGGGTGAGAGCCCCAAGACCACGGTGCCGACCGGCCACGTGTATGGACCGGCCACGACGATGGCCCTCACCAAGAGCATTGAAGGACTCAAGGAGATCCTGACCACCAAGTTGGATGAAGTTCAGACGGTGGCCAAGAGTCTTGGGGCGCGCGTTGAGGTCATCGAGAAGACCGCCGGCCCATCCAAGTCCTTGGAGGGCGACGGCGGAACCGACACCAACGTCAAAAAGAGCTTCTGGTCAGGCGTCCTGTAGGGACAGCTCTGAATCTAGGCCAGGCCCTTTGGGCTAAAAGGCAACAAGAGTTAGGACACAAGGAGAATTGGACATGTCTATCTCGAATGAAGAGCTGGTCCAGAAAGCGGTCATCACCGCCGACGCTCTGGCAGCTTCAGGCAAGCTGAACCCAGCCCAATCGGATCGCTTCATCGACTTTGTGATCGATGAGACGGTGCTGAAGCAGAACGCTCGCACGATCCGGTTCCGCAATGAGACCCTGGAGATCGACAAGATCGGCATCGGGACTCGAATGGCGGTGCCAAAGGCCGAAGCGGTGGACCCCGGCGTGCGACGCGGAGTGAGCACGAGCAAGGTCACGCTCCGACCCTCCGAGATCATGGTGCCCTTTGAGATCGGGGACAACTTCCGTGAGCTCAACATCGAGGGCGACAGCGTTGAGGAGCACATCATCCAGATGATGGCTTCGCAGACCGCCAACGATCTTGAAGAGCTGTACGTGCTGGGCGACCAGCTGGGGCCAGCGGCTCTTGAGAGCGATCTGATCGACGGTGGCTCATCGACGGGCTACGTCAAGGACACTTACCTGGCACTGCAGGACGGTTGGCAGAAGCTGTCAGAGGGCGGCAACGTTGTTGACGCCGCCGGCCAGAACATCGGCCTGAGCATCTTCAGCCAGGCAATCCGGGCGATGCCCACGAAATTCCGGCGCAACAAGTCGATGCTCCGGTGGTTCATGTCGCCCGACCTCTGGCAGATCTACTTGGAGAAGCTGTCCACCCGCGCCACGGCACTCGGTGACCAGGCGGCAGGCGGAGCTTCCCATGGTCCATTCGGCATCCCGGCGGTGCCCGTGCCGTTGTGGCCCTTCCAGCCGTCGGTGACCGAGCACGTGGTGCTCAACGGTACCACGGCAGTGGCCTTGGCCAATGCTCCTGTGTCCAACGTAGTGGTCACGCCCAACACGTTGGGCGGGGCTCCGACAACCCCGTATGTCGTCACGACAGACTACACGTTGGATGCGGCGGCGGGGACCATCGCCCGCACGGGCGGCGGCGCCATCGGCGACGGTGACACCGTCAAGGTCACCTACCAGTCCAATCCGCAGTTGATTCTGACGCATCAGAACAACTTTGTGGTCGGCATCGGGCGGGATGTCCGGATTGAGAAGGACAGGGACATCTTCAAGGGCGTCAATCAGTACGCCATCACGGCGAAGGTCGCAGTGCAGTATGAAGAGCTGTCGGCCATCGTCAAGGTCCGGAACATCGGCACAGGTGTGTAACAAAACCGTGGACGGGCTTGGGCGCGCGACGCGCGCCCTGCCTATTCCACCACTGGTTTGACGGCTAGCCATTGCTTGGAGGATTCTCAAGATGGCGACAAGAGCACGGGTGGAGCTGCGCGGCAGCTTGACCCACGAGCACGAGGGGCGCAGGTTCAAGCGGGGTTCCCCGCAGATTCTCACCACTGTCTCTGAGATCATGTATTATCAGAGCCAGTCGGGCTTTGTGGTGACCATCCTCGACAACGGCAAGGACAAACGGTTCACGCCGCCCAAGCCGAAGCAGGAAAAGGCGACACCTCTGGAGCCCAAGATCAAGTCGGAGCCCGAGCCCGAGCCCGAGCCGGAGGATGATCCCGAGCCCGAGCCGGAGGATGATTCCGAGCCCGAGCCGGAGGATGATTCCGAGACGGAGCCCGAGCCGGCACCGCCTGCTCCCCAGCCAGCCAAAACCAAACCCAAGACCAAGCCGGAGCCTGTGTTGCCACCGGCATCACGAGTGACGCCGAAGTCAGCGAGCGACTACAGCGAAGCTGAATTGAAGCGCATGAAAAAGGCGGAGCTGCAGAAAGTGGCGAAGGAATTGGGGTTGGATGACACTGGCACCGTGACTGAGCTCATATTGACCATATTGACCACCAAGTGATGGCTGCGGAATGACCTGAACTGGAGGGGCCTAAATGCCACTGGTGCAAGTATCTCAACACGCAAGCCCTTGCCAGGTCGATGACTTCGGCAAAGGGTGTGAGCGCTCTGTTCCAGGGGCGCTTCATTTCGTGCCTGGTTCCTTGAAGCAGTTGACCGCCGATGAGCTGGCGCACATCCAAAAGAAGCACAAGAAGTTTGCGGCCAAGCTGGTGCTCGTGCCATTTGACGAGTCCAAAAAGCAGGTCGCCAAGGTGAAGGCGCCGGAAGCTCCCGTGCGTGCCTCGGCCAAACCAACGGCTGCGCAACGTCGCGCCGCCACGGCGCAGCCCGAAGCACCGCCCGTTGACGGCGAGAATCAGAGCTGATTGCTCTGCATGGCCATTATCCTTGCTTGGCTTAGGCCCAATGGGGAGGCTGTGTGCTCAAGGTCCACACGCGCGACGGGATCACCGCAAGGATAGACTTGACGGATGAGGCGCAGGCGAAAGAATGGCTGCAACGCCTCAAAGATCCCGATTTCCAGCAGTCCATCACCGGCGTCACCATAGCGCAGCGCCACACCAAGAAACATCGGTGTCCCAAGTGCCATAAGTCGGCACACATCGCGTGCGCAAAGTGCGGCCGGATAGACCAGAGCTCAAACTGCACCACGGGCATCCAGTATTCCCTGACCAAGCCCGAGGGGTTTGAAAGGACATTCTTTCACTTGGAGGTGGTCGGCAGCGACCCTGATGCCAAAATCCGTGGAGGTGAAAAGATTGTGTGCTTTGCCGGGGAAGTGGCCGTGACAATCATGGTCCACCAGGCGCAGCCATCGATGCGGGCGACGTTATCCAAACCCGGTAGGCAGCGCTATAATCCATATGCTTGATGCTCGGGAGATGGCATGGGCACCTCATTACAACGTCTGGACTCGCTTGCGAAGCCAGACAGCTTTGACGACCAGAAGACAGCTGCCCAGGTCGCTGCCTCGGAGGGTGCATCCGCTGATTATGCACAGTTCCAAGAAGCGTTGCTCAGCCAGCTCAAGCGAATCATCCACGGCGATCAAGCTGGCAACTGGTACGATGATCCAGCATCAATTCACGGCGCCGACGCTTCGCTGTATGGCCTGTTGGACGGGCTCACACAAGTCGATGAGAAGCCCATCCTCAGCTGGCGTTTCATCCTGGGTGATCTCGTGGTGCCGCCGGGGCAGAACTATGTGACCATCACCGCCGCCGGAGCGCTTCCGGTCGACTCCATCGCCATCGCTGCCACGACGCTGGGCGCAGTCGCTGCACAGCTGTCCACCCCCGTCGGTGTTCATTCGCTGGATCAAATCTCGGGCGAAGTGACCATCCAACCCAAGAACCTTGTGGCTGTGTTCAACGGGGATACAGGCGAAGGGCTCTTCAGCGACGGCAAGCCGGTGTGGGGGTTGCTACAGGTCGGAGCCGCTGCGACAGACGGCAACGCCTTTGCGACGCACAGCAATGATCTTGGACAGATCAGCTTCATCCGATATGATTCAACATTCGACAGCTTTGAAGCGGCGGCGATCGCCGACGTTCAAGGCCGCACCATCGTCTATGCTTACAGCAGGAGGACAGAGCTAGGCTCCACCCCTGAAGAGGCATTCAGGACCGATGTCGGCGGAGGCTATGCACGGCCAGATTCAGGCACATTCCGGTTCAACGTAGCTCCGGCAGGAGTCCAGAACGGAGTGAACACAGTCTACACTGCGCCGGAGAATTTTGACGACAACACGATACAGGTTCACGTCAATGGGATGCGAATGGCAAAGGGAGCGTCAAATGATTACACCACATCGGAGAGTGGCGGAGTGGGGACGGGATATGACACAGTGACTCTCGTGTTCGCTCCTATCGCAGAGGATCAATTATTATTTGACTACGCTGTAGCCTGATCGGCGCCAACGGAAAGGTAGACACCATGGGCCGCACATACGCTCGCCAGGATGAACAGATCCGTCGCAGCATCACCTACACCGACAATATCGCCGCCGGGGCCACGATGGAGTCGGCAGCGGTCAATCTGCAAAACGACATGAACAATATCCGGTCTCAGCTGAACCGGATCTTGAAAGCAGCAGGCGGCGGGAATTGGTATGACGATGTCGCCACGGTGAACACCAAGAAGCGTGGCCTCACGGAACTGAACACGGACCTCGATGATCTTGAAGAGCATCGGATCCTGTGTGGTGTTCAGAAGCTGGAATCCATCACAGTCCCTGCCGCAGTCTATGCCACAGGCTCGATCACGACCATCGCAGACTCGCTCCTTGTCGACGGTGAGAGCTTCACCATCGATGACGGAGTCAATCCGGCGGTGACTTTTGAGTTTGATAACAACAGCTCTGTGGTCGAGACCAACACGCTGCGCCAGGTCGTGATCACCGGGAGCTTGACCGCCGACGATGTGCGCGACGCCATCATCACCGCCATCGGCAACGCTCCGGCGTTGTATGTTACGGCAAGCAACGGCGGAGCGGCGACGGTCACATTGACCGCCGATCGCGCCGGGACACACGCCAACAACGCCGTCACAGAGACTGTGACCAATGTGGGGTTCAGCGTATCAGGCCTCAGCGGTGGAGCCGGGGATGTCGTGGTGCTAAGTGCCACGGCGTCTGAGACTCCGAGCGACGTTGCGGCGGTGGACGCGGGCAACGCGCTGGGTGCTATCGTGGCAGTGCTCAGCGGCGACGTTGGCGCTTGGGACTCAGCCTTGGTCGCTGGATCATCGGCTATCGCGCCGAAGTCATCGGTCATGATCCGAGACCAAAGCACACATGACGGCCTCACCAGTGACGGGCGCCAGATTGTTGGTCTGTTCCAGGCTGAAAGCGGAGTCGCCAACGGCGACACCTTCAATGACACAGACAAGCAGTGCCAGATCAGCTTCTATCGCATCACCGACGCCGACACCATCGAGCCTTGCCCGGGGCAGGACATCGGCGGGAAGCAGATTGAATACATCTACGCCAAGCGGGTGACCCTCGACACCATCCCAGAGGATTGTGGGTTTCCGTTTGTCGCTTTCACCGATGAGCGGGCATCGGTCACCGTCACGCTTCAGACGGCTATAGACAATCAAGGAGCCACACCTGTAGTACAGACCACAGACATCTTTGTGGATTTGGCGGCCAATTCCGATTGGTTGTTCAGGGATGCCAACTCCGATCCGCTCCTCAGCGTCGTGGAGGGCTCCGCCGGAGGGACCTCGCAGGTCCAAATCAACACCGACGTCGACACCTTCAACGTGGACGCGGCGGAGAATGACTTTGCCCAAGGCATCAAGGCAAACACCTCGGGCCAAGAGATCGACATCGGAGTCACAGCGGGCACCATCGAGTCCACCGGGGCAAATGACCTCCGGCTGTTTGGCGCCGGGGAGATGCTGCTGGACGACAGCAACCAGGTGGGTTCAACGTGGGCGCAGACCACAGGCATCAAGCTGTCAGAAACCCAAGCTGAGTGGGATGACTTCAAGACGGAGTTTGGCGAGGTTTCCCTGCTCAATGCCATTGCGCAAGCCAAGAATGTTGGTGGATTGACGCACACCAAGAAGGTCGCAGTGGTGACTGCCTCATCCATCTCGGCGGACACCGACGTTGGTGGGCCAGCCAGCGCAAACAACGTGGACCTCGACTTCGCCGACATGTCTGCGGTCACCTTTGTCAACGATGTCGACATCTATCTCAACGGCATCCTACTCCGCTGTGGCGCCGACGCCGCTGCCAACCATGACGTGTATCCGGGCAGCACAGGGACGCAGCTCAAGTTTGAATTCGGGTTACAGGGGAGCCCGGGCAATCCAGACGTGATCACCCAGGTGGTGTGGGCTGGCGTCTGATAGGACTGTTGGATGAATTTGGACAAGGCGGAGTTGAAGATGGCGCTTGCCCAATCATGGGGCAAGCATCTTCAGGAGATGGACGCGGAGGTGCGCCGGGATGTTGCGCGGCTCGATGGCGGCGTGGAGGCATTGAAGAAGGTCGCCGATGTGATGAACAAGAGCCATCGGGAGTATTACCAGAAGCAGGTGGAGTCTGGTCAGATCTCGATGGCTGATTGCGAGCTGGCGATGAAGGTGATTGACCGGTGCATCGGCTCGCTCCAGAGCCTGATCGACACCGCGCACACCAACCACCTGATCAAGCGGGGTGAGCTGATGGCCACCCAGCGGATATCGGATCACGTCCAAAAGCAGTACCAGGCGACGCGCCAGAGCGTGGAGGCTGTAGCGGCGGCGATGGAGCAGGGGGAGATTGACGCCCGAGGGCGCCCACAAATCAGCGCCGCTGCCGATATAGCAGCGCGCCGGGAGCAGGCCAAGGGACTATCCACGCCAACGCCGAAAACACCGGAGCCGGGCACCTCGCTGGCGAGAAAGGGTGTCTGATGCCCAGGACTCCTGACAGGTTTCCGGGGACGCGTGAAGAGACAGAGGTGTTGCTGTCTACTCAGGCGAGCGACCCTGCCGATGAAGGGGCGACGCGCTATGTCACCCCCGGCAACTTCCGGCTGAAGGATCAATTGGGCGTGTTCAACCCTCGGGAAGTCGATGAGAGCTTCCACGAGGCGCTGCGGGCATTGATCCACTTCATTGACGAGGGGCCAGCATGTAGCTTCGCGTCGGGCGCGTACAAGGAGACCTTGCCCGCCGGGGATGCCTTTCCGACCAGTATCATATGGTGGGAATCCGCTTCAAAGACGCAGAAAATTGTGGAGAAGACCATCACACGTACAGGAACGGGGACCAACGTCAAGCCCACACCAATCGTGTGGAAGATGTATGACACCGACGGCACGACGGTTCTTTGCACCGTCACCGACGTGATCGTGTACACGGGTGTGTTCGAGACATCCCGGACAAGGACAATCGCATAATGGCCGGTGAATCTCCAGCAGCAGTGCTTCACGACTCCACCGGGCAAGAGCGTGGTCACGAGCCACAAAACCCGGTCTTTGTGCAAGATGCATCGGAGGCATCTGCATTCGAGTGGGAGCGACAGACAGTCATCGAAGCGGATCAACCAGCCGTCGTGGAGTCGGGCAACTCCGAGCCGTACAACATCGGCGGGACCACACTGACCATCGCCATCAACGGGACCTCGGACCCACAGGCATTCCCCACGAGGGCGGCGACGGCGGGGATCTTTGTCTCAGGGCAGTATCCATCCCTCAACGGCGGCACAGAGAAAATCAAGATCAGCATCGATGGAGGGGTTGAAGAAGAGATCAAGATCGGCAAAAATCTGACATCATACACAGCCATAGCTTCCGCCATCCAGACGCAAATCCAAGCTATCGTTCCCAACGGGACCGGCGTGACGTGCCAATGGAACACAGCTGCGTATCCGCAACGGTTCTTGATCACGTCAGCGACTACAGGCGCCACCTCCGCTGTGACGGCGCGTAAGGGTGGCGATGACTGCGCGCTGTTCTTGAAATTGGACCCCACGGTCGGTGGTTTCGCTGTAAACGGGTTGGCTGCCAACAACTATTATGCATCGGAAGTCCCCGGGCTCGTGGACATTGCCGGTGCTGATGTGTTTGTGGTTGACGACACCGATTTGCGCATCGAAACAGTTGAATTCGGGGCCACCAAGTCAATCCAGGTCACAGCCGGAGGGGCCAACGCGGCTTTTGGCTTCCCTACCGCGATCACCTATGGGCAAACATCAGCCGGTGCCACCAACATGAATGTGGACGGCTCAACGACGCCGAAGCGCTTTGAGCTCAGGGCTGGAGCTAAGACTTTTGTCGCCGACAAGATGATCATCTTTGTGCGTGACGACAACGCGGCTGTGCTGAAGAATTTTGGCGGATTGGCGCAGCTGACCAACGGGGTGCTCGTGGAAGTCCGTTCACAGGATGGAGATCTTCATGAGTTCTTCACGGCACAGACCAATTCGGACTTGATTGCTTGGTGCGATGACGGCCAAGCGATCGATGATGCCTATGACGCCGGAGGCAAGGATCTCGTGGTGGCGACATTCTACCTGAAGCCCCGTCTCACCTTGCGCGGAGGGTCCAACGACGCCATCCGCTTCACCATCCAGGACAATCTGACCGGCTTGAATGAGATGAAGGCATATCTCTTTGGCCGAGTCTATGAGGTGACCTGATGCCACGCGGAGTCATCGAATCACCACCGGCAAAGACCCTTGAAGGGGTCGCATATCTGGTGGCCAACATGTTTCCACCCGGCGTGCTTGCGCAGTACGTGGGGATTGGTGACGATGTCGCCAACGGGGTGAGATACGACGGGGACCGCTTCCACATCGAGTCCTTGGCCGTGGAACAACTCACCTTGGAATGGCAATACATGGACACCGTCTGGATGGCCGGAGGGCAAATCACCTCCGCCGGCCAAAAACCAACCGATTGGGTGTCCATGGAAACCTTCGCGCCGGCAACGGCGGGCACGAGCAACCCCGGAGCCGGTGCCTACAACAAGGTCGCCATCGGCGGAGGGTTGAGCATCTTTGTCCCAGCACCGGCAGTGGACGGGGATTGGGACCTGAACCTCGCAGAGACGCTAAACGCCAACGTCAGCTTCCCCAAGGTCACGCCCGTCCCAGCCGCCGGAGGCAACAGCGGTTGGTTCGACTATGACTATGACGAACACGTTTGCTCGTTGAACGCGGCACAGGAGGGGGGCTACAACCTCATCGACGGGGTGGTGACGCTCGGGAGACAGGTGGTCATCACCCCGCTGTGTCACCTGGCGCTGACTGTGCCCGAGATCGTTGCCAAGCCAATGTTCCCGCAGTGGAAGTACAAGGTCACGGTCGATCACGGCTCGACTGAACAGCTGGACGTTTGTTGGGTGATGTTCATCGGGCGGAGGAATATCACCTGATGGTCAAACGAGTCCGAGAAATCAGCGGCGACGCTCCTGATGTGAAGTATCAGAGCAAGAAGGTTGATGTTGTCTACATCGAGGCAGACAGTCTCCAGGATATGTGGGAGGAAATATTTGCCCAAGCATCTGGCCAAAACATCGAGCTGGTGGACAGCTACCTGCTCACTGGCCACATGGGCAATCGCTTCCACGCAGCCGTTTTGATCGACACCAAGGGAGGTTCATGACCAAGCGCAACATCACCAAGTGGCTTATGGTCAGCGCGGCGTTGGTGCTCATCGCGTGGGATGTTGTCGTGGCCACGACACCGCCGAAGGGCGACACCATGTCCGAGGTGTTGCTTGGGTGGGCGTGGCAATGGTCCATTCTCCCGTTTGGTTGGGGTGTGATTGCCGGCCATCTGTTTTGGACGGTTGACCGGGTTGTGTACAAGTGGGAGCGCATCGCTATCTTGTGGGGGATCTTGATCGCAATCCTGCTGTTGGATGTGGCCATCCCGGTGATCGTGATGCCAGCTTGGCCATTGGTCGGTGGATTCATCGCCGGGCGTGTGTTTTGGCCTCAATCTACACCGCAGGTATGATAACACCAGCAGGAGGGGTGCCGTGGCACGCGAGTCCAACATATTTGTGCTGGCTGGAGTCACCGACGGAGCCAACCGCGTCTTCACGGCTCCGTCGGCGTTCTACATCCCTTCATTCCGGCTGATTTGGAACGGCCAGGTGTACGAGCCCGATGACGTCCGTCACGGTTGGTCGCCGTTGGACACGCTGAACATCGAGACTTTCGTTGCGCCGAGGGCGGGAGATGTGCTCCAGGCGTTCTACAAGGAGCTGACAGCAGGCGGCGGGGATGAAATCGTCATCGGCTCGCCATTCCACCCAACAGATTTGTATCCATGAGGCAACTGATGAACGTGACGATGAAGACAGTGGTTCACAAGGCCAACGTGCCGATGCTCAAGGGTGAGACGCTGAGGATGTTCACTCAGGCACTCAGCGACTCCGGCAGCACCTATTTGCGCCGGAAGCTCAACTTGCTGGAGCAAGACGGCGTGTACATGCTGGAAACGATGGCTGATCAGGCTGTTTTTGAAGCGTACAAGACCAACGGGCCAACAGGCAAACCATCGTGCAAGTATTATGCATTGAAGTTCAAGCGCAAATCCGATGGCGGATTTGAGTTTGGCGAGTCTGTGGAGGTGCACCGCGTCACCCAATACGAGCCCGTCACCAAGGCGGCAGAAGCTCCTGTCCAGAAAGAAGCGTGGGTGGAAGCGGAGCCGCTGGTTGATTGGCACGAGGTGCTGTGATAGGAGGCATAGATGCCAGCGCTAGCCCGAGGGCAGGAAAACACGCCATCCATAGTCAATTGGTTTTTGACTATAAACGGCGTTCTCACCGACGCCTATGCGGTGGAGTACCGCATTTTTGACATCACAGGGGGGCTTCCAGGCACCCAGATCTTTCCGGCCACCCCGGGCGACTATGAGACGGTGACCACAGGGGCAGGCAATTTTTCCACAGGGTCATACTACGCATATGACAACGGCAACGCCCAAGGGTGGACCCCGGGGATCGCGGAGCCGATTGGAACGCACCGCATCGAGTGGCGCTGGAAGATTTCTGTTGGTTCAGCGTATCAGGCGGGTCAAGAAGATTTTGAGGTGTTGGTGCAATCGGCGGGAAGCTCCGCCGACACCTACATCAACGTGCAGGACATCCGGGACCTCGGAGTGCCTGATCCGCCCGATGATGCGGCGGTGCTCGCCGCCATCGAGACTTGGCAGGCGTTCTTGGAGAGGGCGTGCCGGCAATGGTTTGTGCCCAAGTCCTTGACGCTCCAGCTTGATGGGACAGATTCCGACACCCTCCACTTCGGGGTGCCGATCATCAGCATCGACTACATCCAGATCAACGACCAAGGGGTGAATCTGGCTGCTGACGAGTACAAGGTGTACAGCGCGGTGAAGTATCCGGACGACAGGCACAACCCGAGGATCAAGCTGGTTAACGCGCAAGACCTCGACATCTACACAGCGCCGGTGTCGCATCCCAATCTGCGCCGGAAGTTTCGCAAGGGGCGGCAGAACCAGATCGTCAAGGGCGTGTTCGGATACGTTGAGGAGGATGGCGGAGTGCCGAAGCTGATCAAGAGGGCGCTCACAAAGCTGGTCATCGAGAAGCTGTCCAAGCCCTTGTATGTAGACGACAGCAATCCTGCCGCTCTGCCATCGCCGCCGGCCATCCTGGGGGACGTTATGGAGGAGTGGACGGATGGCCATAAAATCAAATACGGCACAGCAGGGACAGAGCTCAAACCCCGATCGGCCGGGCTCGCTGGCATCACGGATGACCAGGAGATCACCGACATCATCCGCCTGTATCGCGCGCCCATCGGCGCGGCGACTCCGGCGCACCCGAGTTTCACCTGATGGTACAACCCAACCTCATCCATCCCGTGCCCATTGATGTTGAACAATGGGTTGAAGCGGAAACCATCGTTGATGACGACTTCCGGGAGCCGGTCCAGCAGGCGGCTCGGGCGGTGGTCACCACCGTCGTTGGCCAGCCCCGATGGGGGATTGAGAAGGGGCTTCAGCCCACGATCATCGGCGCTGAAGCAGAGTCAGACGGTTATGTGTTGTTCAGATACAAGGATCTGGAAGCAGCCGGCATCGAGCTGAAGACCAACGATCGGTTCATCAAGATTGGCAAGATTGTCACCGACGTTTACATCACCAAGCTCCGTCCGGAGGGGCACTACACAGATCAGGGCGGTGCCACCTTGGTGAAGGCGTTTTTTGCTGACAGGGAGCCGTCCAGAGGGGTGGCGTGACCCGAATCAAGTTTGACAAGCGGGGTTGGGTGAAGCTGGAGGCAGCTCTGGACCCCGCCAAGATGGACGCGACGATGAAGCGCCATCTCCGTCGGGCATCCGGTCTCAACGGCAAGTTGGTTCAAGCCGCTGTGCGGTCAGAGATCAGCGGCGGCAAGTTTGCTCCCAACCGCCCACTCACGGTGGCGCTGAAGGGCGGCAGGAATGAGCCCTTGATCGGCAACTCAGACCTCTTCAACGCAATAACGTCCAAAGTTATTGGCGATACACAGGTGTTTGTCGGTGTGTTGCGTACCGACGATGTGTACAACATCGCAGTCGCAATTCACGACGGGCGGGAGATCGGCGTCACATCGGCAATGCGCGGCTTGTTCTTTGTGCTCTGGCAAGCTAGCGTTGACCCTGCCCAGGTAGCCAAGTTGAAGGGCAGGGCCAAGGACTTGTGGGAAACGATGCCAGGAGGATGGAAGCCGCTCAAGCCCTCCACCCGCGCCATCATCATCCCTTCGCGGCCATTCATCAAGCAGGCATTCAAAGCAGTGGGGCTCAAAAAGAAAGTCCAAGATAATTGGCGGATGGCACTTCAAGCAGCGGTGCGTGAACAAAGCAGGAGCGGTGGCGCATGAGAGTCAAAAGGCTGATCAAACGCTTCCAATTTGAAGAGCGCAATCGCAGCCGCATCACCCTCGGGACCGATGTCAGGCTCAATCCTGAGACGCATCGACTGCAGCTCAAAGAGACATCGGCGGGGACCTATCCAACCACAGCAGACCTGTACGCCAAGACCTGGGTGACGACGCCGGAGCGAGTCCGGCAGTGGCTCAGTTTTGAGGCGGAGATTGTCCACCCCAAGGATGATCTCGGGCAACCGCTCACCAGCGCCGGATATCGGCTCTCAGACGGCACGGATGAATATTGGTGGGACGGAGGGGCGTGGACGGTAAACACCACCGACTGGAACACCGAGCAGGAAGTTGCCGCCAACATCTCCGACTTCCCAGCCACCGCGAAGCAGCTTCAAGTCATCATCAACCTGGTCACGACCGATGAGACGGTGACGCCCGAGTTGGCGGCGGTCAAGGTGCTGTACTCGGCAGATATCGAGCACCAAGAGGACTATGTGTACAGGTCGCTGGTCCGATTGCTCCGGAGCGAGGTGCGGCCGATCTCGGATTATCCAATCAAGTTGACCGCCGTCACCGACGTGGTGGACATCGATGACTATCCGTTGGAGACGCCCTACAACGTGGTTGGGGTGGACTCTGTGTTTGATCACACGGCAGATCCGAACCACTTCACAGATCTCTTGGCGTCGTATGACGCACCGACCAAGGTCATCACCTTGACCAGCGCGGTGGCCGCCGGTAACATCCTGTGGGTCAAGTTCATCTGGGAGCCCGAGGTTGCCGTGACCACCGCCGCAGAATACACAGAGGTGGCCAAGGTGCCAGCCATCGAGATCAGCGATATCAATCTGGTGGACTCCGCCGATACAGGCACAGACGATTGGGTGATCGACAAGGGCGCCGGGACGGCAGTCAAAGTCTTTGCGCCGCTCCAAGCGGACATCGAGTTCACGTTACGCGGGCTGACTGATAGCGCGCGGGACCAACACAGACTCGCTGACGAGCTGAAGCGCTTTTTCCGCAACAACCCGATCATTCGGTCTGTCGGGATGGATGAAGAGTTTAGGCTTTGGTTGCTGACCGAGTATGATATGGCAACCGTGGCCAATCGGGATGAGATTCAGTCCGGCAGGCTCCGGGCTCGCATCGTCAAGGCGTTGTTTTATGAGCGCGACGCCGTGGACGTATACGCTGTACAGAGGTTCAACCTGACAGGCGACATGAACGCTGTGATCAACCAAGTGAACGTTGGTGATTGATTAGGAGGCACGACCCATGGCTCAAAGGCGATTTGGCCCCACACGTGGTGCGGGCGTGGCAATCATTGAGTTGGAAGGTGAAAAGGGGATCACCCCCGGAGCACTTGGCTTTGCAGGCTATGCGGGCGTGCTTGAAAAGGGACCCGTTGGTGAGTTGATCATAGCCACCAACCAGAAGCAGTTTGAGAAGAAATGCGGCGGGATCATCTCCGCGTCCTTGCTCCCGGATGCCGCGTTTGATTACTATTCACTGGCCAACGGCGCCGGAGGGCTCCTGCTTGTCCGTGTCACCGACGGCAATGAAGCGCAGGCGGAGATGCCGCTGTATGCGCGCAACGCTTCGGTGCTCACCCAGATGGGGACGCTGAAGGCCAAGAACGGCGGGAGATGGGGCGGCAAGGAGAAACGCTACAGTGGCGAGATGGCCGTTGTCGCCACGGACCTCACCAACACAACCCTCGACACCGGCGTGGCCACCTTCAAGACGGATGAGTGGGTGGGTGGTTACATCGAGCTACCCGATGTGCCCAATGTGCGTTATCCGATCGTGGGCAACACCGCCGCCGGGGTGATCACGGTCGCCGCCGACCAGACCATGAAGGACACATACGATGGTCTGTCGGGCGCTGATGACAGGTACTACCTGGTGTTGGAAAACGAGGACAAGGCTCTCAGCGTCATCATCGGCGATGGTGAGGAGGACCCCAGCGGCGAGTTCAGCCTGTCTGTGTACGTGGACGGGGACTTTGTCAAGAAGTATCCCAACCTGAACACGGATCCGACCGACGCCAACTACTGGGTGAAGGTCATCAACGATGACACCGGGAATGACGAGATCACGGCTGTGGATCTTTGGACGGGTGCTCACGTGCCAGGCGTGCGACCGGCCAACGTTTATGGCTTGATCGCTGCTGGATTGTCTGATACGGTGCTGCCCGCCGTCATCCACGACTTCGCGGTCACGTTGTCACCAACGGGCGCCAATCCGACGGTCGCGCTGGACGCCACCGACGATGACATGGTTGCCCAGCAGCTGACCCTTACGATGGCTGATGCCACGACGTTCAACGTGGTGTCCGACAAATTCGGAGCGCTGGGCGTCGGCACGGTCGGAGTCTCGTTTGTCGCCGACATCAAGTGGGTGCCGGAGTTCACGGTGTCCAACGGCGCCACCGTCTTGGCCACGGGCGACACGATGCGGCTGAACTACAAGCCGCTGAAGCCCGACGCCCTGATCGGGGGCTATGTGTATCCAGACAAGGTGAACGCCAAGTCCACCAAGTTCAGGATTGTCGACAACGACCACGACAGCATCACAGCCGCCGACGGCTCCACGATGCTCACCGACGGAGCGCCAGGCGATCAATTCCTGGTGGAAGCTCCGTTGGAGATGGAGGGTGGCAGAGACGGCTATGCAGACCTGGTGGATGCCGACTACAACCAGCAGGCTTGGGACGTTGGCAACAGCCCGTTCAACCGCACCTTCGGCAAGAACTATGGGCTGATCAAGTTTGCGACGCCGGGCATCAACGCCACGGCAGTCCAAAAGGCCGGCGTTGCCTATGCCGACGCCAAAAACCATCAGTACAGGTATGAATTCCCCGCCAACATCACCACGGAGTCAGCAGCGATTGACTACGTGAATGACACCCTCGGGCGTTCAGACTATGCCGTGGCGGCATTCCCGTCCTACGGTGACGTGGCTGACCCGAGCGGAGGGCCGCTGACCAAGCAGGTGGTCAACACCGGGATGATCCATGGCCGTGAGGCTCGGATCGCGGCTGACTATGACGGCTATCACAAGGCGGGAGCGGGTTTGGACGCGACGCTTCCGGCGTTGCTCGATGTGACGACCGGGGACGCGCTGCTCAATGAAGAGCTGCTCAACCCCGTCGGCATTGCTGTCGTCAAGAAGCTGAAGGGCAACTACGTGGTCTGGGGCGACCGGACCCTGAACACAGACCCCAACTGGAAATGGAAGCATCAGCGAGAGCAGATGTCCTACTATGAACACGTGCTCCAGGAGTCCTTTGACTGGGTTGTGTTCATGATCAACGATCCGACCACGGAAAAGTTGGCGTTGGCATCGCTCCAGAGCTACTTTCTGCCGGAGTTCACCAAGCGGGCTCTGCGCGGGGAAACCTTCCAGGACGCCGCGATCATCAAGCTCGATGAAGAGTTGAACACCAATGCGACCAGAGCGGCTGGCGACATGATCGCTGAGATCAAGCTCCGGCTGGCCGACACGGTGGAGCGCTTCATCATCCGCATTGGCAAACAGGGCATCTTTGAGTCTGTTGGCTGAAGCAGCCCCGATACAGCCCACCAAGGGGGCATAGGAGTTTGACATGACAACCAATCTGAAGAAGCTGTTGGGCGAAGCTGGGGCAGGCCTGGACTCGTCACATGGCTCCACAACCCTCTATGAGCTGTTGGAAGCGATGGTCACCCAGATGACCGACGTGGCCGACAAGTTCAACAACCACACGCACGCCGCCGACGGGGCGGAGGCAGGGGCATACAACACGTCCAGGCCTCAGTCCGACGCCGAGGACAAGACTCAGGGCACACCATCCGCCATCACGGCGTTGGTGGCTGTGGAGTAGCCACCGAGGGCAAGGCCGCAGGCGCGGACACTTCAGCTCAGGAGGATTCTATACATGAAAGGCGCTATCCAAGCTGACCACATACCGGTCAACAAGTACGTGTTGTTGGTCTTGGGGCTTCCAACGCTGACGCCCACAGAAATTGGCGGGTTGGAGGATGAACTCCAAACCACAGAACTGCCAGACCGCACTCGGGCATCCGGCGGGAACCGGGGGCCATCCGAGTTCACGATCATGCTCCCCATGCATCACACGGTGGAGCAGGCGGCAATGGAGGTTTGGTTCAGGGAGTCTCAGGACCCCGTCAGCCCAACCTACAAGAAGGTCGCAACGCTGATTCACCAGTCCATCAGCGGCAACGCTTCTCGCACGTACTCCATCGTCAACGCATTCCCGACAAAGCGGGTGCTCCCTGACCTGGAGATGGAAAACGAGGGCGAGCTGGCGGCAGTGGAGTGGACCATCAGCGTCGATGACATCGTGCCAACTGCTTGATTCGCTGTCTGGTTCGGACCTGCACCAGACAGCATAGGTCGCAGCGCGCCTGGACAGACTGTGACGGAGCCAGGATGCACGAGCGATCCTGAGTCGCAGCGCTCCCGGTTCCGTTCAGCCTTCGCGCCGGGAGCGCTGCGACCCTTACATACAGCGGCGGGCCTAACAAGGCGATTGCTAATTGGAGGTTGCCGTGACCACCGAGAAAACACCCCCACAGACCTCGATTGTCCAGCTCAAAGAATTGGGTGCGCACCTGCCTTTGGGCATCCTTGACAGCGGCAGCTATGTCAGGGACATAGCGCTGCGTCCTTGGCGTATGGCTGAAGAGCGAGAATTGGGGCGCATCCGGGACGCGAACAAGGACGCTAACATTGCGACGTTTGTCAGCTTGGTGCTTTCCGTCATGTGTACAAGGTTAGGTCCACATGACTTCGGAAACATGAAGCCCGAGCAACGTCGCGTGATTATCGGCCAGATGTTCATGGGTGACGTTCTGTACGTGTATGTCTGGCTGCGCGTCCAGACCATGGGGAATATGCTGGACCTCAACCTGACTTGCGCAAGTTGCGGCCACAAATTCCCATTCAAGGCAGATCTGGAGACTGTCGAGGTGGAAACCGCCGAGACAGAAGATGCAGCATCGTGGACCTACAAGCTCCGGGACCCGTTCAAGATCCGGGACCGAATGGCCGACGCCATCCGGATGGGTCCAACGCGCTGGAATGCTCTGGAGATGATGGACGGGCGCGGCGGGATGAACACAGGCGCGGCCAAGGCGGGAATCATCCAGGGGTGCTTCCGAGGGCTCGCAGACGATGACAAGCCCATGGTGATCGGGGACTCGGAGCTGGATGACATGTCCAAGTGGGACCTCGAACACCTGACCACGGAGATCGATGACTACAGCATCGGGCCCAACATGGCGGTGGAAGGGAAGTGCCCACGTTGCAACCGTGATTTCCGCACGTCGATGGACTGGGGATATGACAGTTTTTTCGGCGTTTCCTCCCGCTAAGATCCACGGATGATTTGCGGGAGCAGGTGTTTGCGCTAACCTATTGTATGGAGGGGATGACCTACGGGGATGTGATGGACATGCCGAGCGTGGACCGTGAATGGTACCTGAATCGGCTCCACACGCAGATGAAGCGGGAAGCTGACGCCATGAAGCGGACCCGAGTGAGAAAACCAAGAGGATAACAGATGGCGCTTGAACGCATCGGTCTTGGAGCCACGCTCACAGCAGACAGCACCCAGATGGTCAACGCCATGGGGAAGGCCCGAGATGAATTCGGGCGCTTCGTGACTGCTGGCAATCGCGTCCCACCCACTCTAAACAACATCGGGATGGCATCGCAACGAGCGATGCAACAGATGTCGGCTGGTGTCAGCAAGATCAGCAAGGGCATCGGCCAATTCAACTCCGGGCTCCGCTCCGCCACCTTCGCCGCTTTGCCTCTGACCGTCGCCGTCGGAGCCGGCGTGGCGAAGGCAGCCGCGTTTGAGAAGCAGATGTCTGCCGTGGGCGCCATCACCCGCGCCAACGAGCAGGACATGACCATGCTGACCAAGAAGGCCAAGCAGATGGGCATCACATCTGTCTTCTCGGCCACTCAGTCGGCACAGGCTATGGAATTCATGGCGCGGGCGGGAGCGTCGGCGACGCAGATCACCGCTGGTCTCAGCGGCGTGATGAACGCGGCGGCGGCAGATTCCATCGACTTGGCGACCTCAGCAGACATCGTGTCTCAAGTCGTGAAGGGGATGGGCAAATCGTTTGACGAAGCCAACAACATTGCCGACATCCTTGCACTTACATCAGCGCGTTCTAACACCAACATCATCAATCTCGGTGAGTCCTTCAAGTATGGTGCCGCCCAAGCCCGAGCGATGGGTGTGCCGATTGAAGAGACTGCGGCCATCTTTGGGAAGCTGGCCGACGCTGGTCTGCGCGGGAGTCTCGGTGGGACCGCATTGACCAACATGCTCATCAAGATGGCCAAGCCATCCAAAGAAGGCAAGAAGATTCTGGATGAGTTTGGTGTCAAGCTGACCACCGCCGATGGCAAGATGCGCAAGATCAGCGCCGTTGTCGATGACTTCTCCAAGGAGCTGAACAAGATCCCTGACGCCGCCCAACGAGCGGCCAAGGCCACAGAAGTCTTTGGCGTCCGTGGTCAGCGAGGTTTCTTTGCTCTGGCAGCCGCCGGAGCCGAAGCGACCAACAAACTTGAGCGCGAGCTGCTAGCATCCAGCTTCGGGATTGGCGCCGCTGCTGAAGCCGCCGAGAAGCGGCTGGACAACTTCCTTGGCGCTTTGACTCTGTTCTCGTCATCAGTGGAGTCAGTCAGCATCGGGTTGTTCAGCCCTCTGCTCAAGGCATTCACGCCAGTGGTCCAGGAGATCACCGACGGGCTCAACTCCATCTTGTTCTCGCTGGAGGGGTTGGACGACATCCGAAACAAGGAGCGACGCCTCAACGCGGAGTCCGCACAGGTCATCGGTGAGTTGACAGCCCGACGGCTAGAAGATGCAGGTGCAAGTAAACAGCAGACGTTGGCCACGCAGAGTGCCATGATGGTACTATCTCGGAGTCAGATCTCAACCGAGAATTTGAGCCGGGCACAAGTGGAGGCACGCAAACGCGGCGTGCTGGCGGCGTTTGAACAAGCGCAACGGGAGAAAGAAGCGGAAGCTCTGGCCAACGCGGCACGCGCCGCCGGGGTCAAGAGCGTTGAAGATTTGAGTGAAAACCGCAAAAAGGTTGTGCTTTCAGGTCTCAAGAAACAGTTTGAGGTTGAAAAAGAGACCATTGGCAAGCAGATTGACCTGGCACTATCCGGGGCCAAGGGCGCGGCGGCGGCTCGGGAAGCGCTCAAGGAGCGGACCCTTCAGCTGGCGCTGGAGACTTCCGCCGGTCTTAGCGCTGAACAGCGGAAGCAGTTGGCCACGACACTCGCCGCCGACGCTTCAATCATGGTCGGGCTGGAGCAGCGTGAAGACTCAATCCGAGCCCAAATCCACACCATCGAGCGGCTGCAAGAGATTGAAGAGAAGCACGGCAAGGGCGCTGTGTCCATTGCCCAAGGCATTCAGGACGCTATCGACACCCTCAAGAATGGATGGGACAGATTGGTCCAATCCGTCCGGAATTTCGGCGACGCACTTCGCCAGCAACTGGGCGATGAAGGGCTCCGCCGGCTGACCAAGATCATCACCGTCATCACTCTGATCACAGCGGCGGTTGTACCGGTGTTGATCGCTTTAGCCACCGTCGGTTTCTTCATCAGCGGGCTGACCACCGCGTTTGCCGCCTTGTGGACCATCGCCAGCGGAGTGTTCACCTTCATGTCAGGCGCCGCCGGGATGCTCATGGCGGCTCTGTGGCCTATCACGCTCGTGCTCGGAGCCGTCGGGCTCGCCTTTGCTCTCATCCGCCGGGAAAACGAGACTGTGATGCAGACGGTCACCCGCGTCTGGGAAGGCATCAAGGCCAAGGTGATCGAGGTTTGGGTTGGGGTGATTCAGCCCTTCATCGAGGGCTTCCGGCTGGCCTGGCAGGTGCTCACCGCCGACATCAAGGAGGCATGGGACAACACCATCGGTTCTGTGATACAGGTGTTCACCGAAGTCATCGCCGACATCAAATCCCACATCCAGGAGATCTCAGCCGCATGGGGGTTTGGCACCGACGCCATGACCGTTGATTGGGTGGAGATGGGCAAGACGGTGGCCAATTTCGTGGCGGCGATGGTCATTGCCGTCATTGAGACGATCGGATTCTTGGTCAAGACGGCCACAAAGGTAATGGGCGTTTTGTTCAAAGTCTTGACCATGCCCTTCCAAGCGTTTGACAACTTCTTGGGGCTCACCTTTGATGGGATCATCGACCTCATGGAAGGCAACTTCTTGACCGGGCTCGCCAAGATCGGGGTGGCCATCTTTGATGTGCTGACCACGCCAATCCGAATGGCGCTCAAGGGCGTCCTGGAGCTGGCCAAGCTCATCCCCGGAGTCGAGAGCAAGATCCCACAGGGGTTGCAGAAGTTTGCGGATGAAGGGCTCCAAGGGTTCACATTCCCGAAGCCCGAGCAGCAAAAGAAGACCGCAGTGGAGGTGGCACAGAAGGGCGCCGAAGCGGCGGCGACCACCGCGCCCACGCAGCCTCAAGTGGCGGCGGAGCAGGACCGGAAGTCCCAACTGGCGACGCTCAAGGAGCAGCTGAAGGGCATCACAGACCTCAAGGTTCAAGAGAAGCAGCGCCAACAAGAGGCACCCAAGGTTCAGGTCCAGGCGGATCTCACAGACAAGCGCACCCTCAACATCAACAACAAGATGTGCGTGGACGGAGAAAGTCTCAATGTCGCGTCGGCGCGGCACAAGCAGGAGATTCAGGACAGAGCCGGGTTCCGGGCGACGCCGTGGCAACGGAGGGTGATGTTGGAACAGGGCGCGGCGCCGGTGACCGCGTCAGCGACGGGGTGATCAGATGTTGATGTTTCCCAATCTGAAGACGTGGTTTCTGGCCAACGTCGATACAGGCCAGATCCTGAAGGGCCAGTTTGAGCCTGAAGGTACAACCAAGAACATCGCCGTCAACTACGCTCAGCACACGGCGCTCAATCGACAAAACCCCATCCTTCAATTCCTGAACCGGGCGGCGGAAACAATCTCGTTCAGGGCGCGTCTCTTCAACCGCCACGCTCTGGAGTTTCAGGCTGAAGATACGCTGAAGCTGTTGGAGTCCTGGACAGAGATTGACCCGAAGTACAACCGCCCACCCACGATGTCATTCTGGGTGGGCGACGGGCACCTGCAGCAGATCGATTGCGTGATCACCTCGCTCGATGGGATCACATACGGGCGCCCAACCTTCTTTGGCGGGCTCCGAGAAGTCTCACTCACGATCAACCTGCTCCAATACGAGCCCTTCAGCCTTGAGTCCACC